GTTGAAAATAAAGATTTCTCTGCAAGTTTAGTCATTTTGCGGCCCATGAACTTCCTACAGAAGCGTCAGCAGAAGAAGGAACTGATTTTAAAACTGTTTCAGCCGATTTAATCATGGTTGTCTCAAGAATCTCTTTATAAGTCTCAGCTAATTCTTCTTTTACTTCCAAAACTAATTCGTCGTGGACAGCAGCGACCAGTCGAACATCTTCATTTAAGTGTTTGTTTAAATCCGCAATTGCCAACTTTAAAATATCAGCCCCGCTTCCTTGGATTAGTGTGTTGGCGCTGCACATCATTGTCGCGTCATCGTAGCTTAGTAACCGTCGTCTTCCGCAAGCTGTTCGGATATAAGCCCAACCCTCTTGTACCAGAGATGCTCTTTCTTGGTGCCACGCCCTTAAGCGAGGGTAAGCCAGGTGAAATGCTGCGTGGGCAATTTTAGCTTCCGATAAACTAATCATCTTCCCGCTTTGAGCAGCATAGGTTTTATATTTTCGATAACCCATACCGTATAAAAGAGCAAAGTTCAGAGTCTTACCTTCTTGCCTCTGCTCTTTTGTAACTAAAGAAATGTCAATTTTATATATCAGGCTGGCAGTCAGGGTGTGTAAGTCGATGTTTTTAACAAAAGCTTCTTTCATCTGAGCTATGTTTATGAGCTCCGCACCGAGGCGTAACTCGATTTGAGCCCAGTCACAAATAACCAACTTATAACCTGGAGCGGCAATAAAGCATTCTCTAAAATCTTTTGACCTTGGAACTTGCTGAATGTTTACTGCATAAACTGTTTTTCCCTGTGTTTTAGTTGTTTTAGGGGATCCATTGCTGGTAAAACGTCCGGAGTTTGCACCAACTTGGTTGTAACCAGAGTGTATCCTGTGGGTTACAGGGTTTATATTACTAATTAATTTATTTACATGCTCTAATCGAGTCTCAATTTTAGTTCGTTCTCGGTACAGAATCAAGGTTGAGTCTTCGCTATCAAACTCAGAAAGGGCGATTTGGTTAAGCGTGGTCTTGCCCGTCGTGGCATCTTTAGGCAACTCGATATTGCAAGAACTAAAGACATTGACAATCTGGGCTGTTGATCCGGGGTTGAATTCTTTCTTTGGTTTTTTTCCAACAGCAATAGAACCGTCACTAGACCTTGGAAGTTTGCAATCTTCTGGAAGTCTAGAGTCAAGTTCGTTAATAAACTGTTCGGTTTTTGCAACCAGTTCATCCTCAATACGTTTACGCAACACCATTAATTTCGTTACATCAACCCCAAATCCTGTGTGACACATTAAAGCCACAGGGCGAACACACTGCGACTCGACGCTATAAATAGGAGTTAAATTTTCTTCACGCAGCTCTTCCAGTTGATCTGCGGCAATGCGTGGCAGTACGTCAACGTCTTTTGCTGCATACTCTATTTGTTCTAACGTTAGTTCGGGTTGAGACCAATCTGTTCGACGCTGCTCTTTATCGAGTTCAATGTTAAGACGCCTTAGTGCGATGGCTTTTAAACTGCACGACAAATCCGCAAAGTAAGGTTTTTGAGCTTGAGGACTAATCTTTTTTTCTTTAAAACCTGAACGCAATACACGCTCAGCAATGTAAGTATCATAAATCTTGTTTTTAAAATCAATTCCTAACTCATATAAGAACTGCAAGTCAAAATTTAAATTTTGACCAATTATCATTTCGCGGGACTCTATTAACTCCTTTAACGCGCTGTCAGCTTGAACTTTAAATAAGTCAAAAACATAAACAATACGATCCTCATCAGTTGGATTGCTGTCACACAACTGGAGTAAACGCGGTTTAGCCAATCTTGCTTGTAGCCCTGTTGTTTCGAAGTCAAGGCAAATCTTTTTATGTTGGGTAAGAATTCCAATGGCTTCGGTGTACGTATCGGGTGTTGTTATGTAGTTGATGTGCATTAGAAGTTTAAAAGAAAATAGTAAAGGCGCCCCCGCAATGCAAACCGCGAGGACGCCGCAGACCTAAAAGTTAATAAACGTCGTTTTGCTCTTCGGATTCTTCTTCCAGTTCAGGAACTACATAAGAAAGTAGTTCCATAAACTTCCCCGTCTCACCCGTGTGGTAATCAATGTTATGACAGATTGCTCCTCGGAAACAATCCATAATCTCCTCTGGTTCTAAGTCGTCAATGAACTCCCCAATAGTTTCGTTGAAGGCATCGAAACAAATTTCAGTGAGAGTTTTCGAAGTTCTAGGATAATTTAGAGTCTCCATTCGATCAAGCCTGACGAGATTTGTAGAAGTTTACAAGGTATGTTTCAATGTCTCCCCACATTTCTTTAACTTGATTTCCCTTGTCGGTTAGTTTAAATGTGTAGAACATCCGCTTCATCGCTTCAGCTTTGGAGCTAGCGTCCTCTCGTCGTGAACCACAGGAATATTGCTGACGAAGAGACAGCAGCCCATTACTGTCGCAATAGAGCAAGCCCGAACGAAGAGAGATGTATAAAGGGCAGACGTAGAAAGAATCACGACGAGGGGTTCCGGGAGAAAGTTCAGTTGGTTCAAATACTTTACTAGCGTTCTTTTTAAACCCACGATACACCGCTGACGTGGATTTGATTCGGTATTCCGAAGAACACTTATTTACAAACTCCACTGCTATATCGCGTATTGCGCGATAATCTGTTGTTGTACAAAGGTGGAGCAATAAAGCTGCGCCTGCACTACGGTAACTAACAGACTTATTTATTTCCTCTACAATGTCTAGAGGATCTTTTGATGTTTCGAGTTTTTTTGTGCTTGGTTTGTTTTTAACCAAAGCAGAATATTTAGGAGTTGCTTTTTCAGATGTAGCTAGCTTAAAAGCTAGGGATGCCAGCGCGGAACTCTTTTGCTCTACGCTTAGGCTAAACAGCTTGTCACTGTCCATTATTTTGACATCGATCAGAGTTTCAAGGTCGATCTCAAAAGGTTGCTTTGCTTTAGCAGCTTTCATTAAAGCCGCTGCTTCTGGGTTTTCCAGGGTGCAACCCTGGTATTTGAACTTGATGTCCATAAGAAAGTCCGTTTACAAGGTCAATGTAATGGGTGTAAATATAGTGTCAAGCCGCTTCATAAAAATTTAATATTTGTTTAAACAAAGGAGCGAGGCTATAATTTTTTAAGAAGAAACCATTTGATGCAAGACGAAGCGCTCTCTTTTTTAAACATGTATCTTATGAAACACCCTGAGCTTCTTGCAGAAGAACAAGGCGGACCCATAGCTAGAACATTTAAATTGAAAATTGGACCAAGAACTATACCTACTCCTATTGACGATGTACCGGTTGGTGGGGATTATTCTCTACCTTCTATAGAAAGGCAAACTCAAAATATAAACATGCTGAGAGAACTTCGTGGTCTGAGCCCGATGACTCCCGGACAATATATGAGTGGAGTTTAAACTTGTTAATGACATAAAAATATGCAAATTAACCAGCACAAATTTCTTTGTAAATATTAGGTACATTTGTTATCCACGTATCAACATCCCTAGCTATTGTTTTTGACAAATTTTCAATTTCTACAATGTCAAATATTAAAGAAGTCTCTACTTCGGCAAATGTTTTAACTCCATAGAGTGTCTCCAAGTAAGAACTTACATGTAAACCAACAGTATAAAAAGAATTTTCTTCGCTCCATAGATTAATAGTGAATATTCTTTGTTTAAAGTTATATGCAATACAAGATTCTTTATATTTAAAAATATAGTCATCTCCTTCAGTCTGGGATTTTGTGTTTACGGAAGTCCATAACGAAGCCATTATCCAGTTAGCTAAACTTTCAATACTGGAATCCCAATAATATATATTTTTTATAAGCTTTATTTCCGTAGCTGCGTCCCTTTTACTTGGCTCTAGTAAAACCGAATTTACATCAGTGTGGTTCACACTACGTCATCCAAGTGTTCGTTTGCTTTGTTCAACAAATAATGTTTTACTAACGTTAAGGTTTGATTATGTTTATCGTCTTTATCACTAGTTAAATCAATAACCAATTCCTCAGCTAAGGTTCTAAAAACCGCAGCCATTGGTTCTCGCGCTTCTCGTTGCCACGCACTTTTTGAGCTAACACCCAGATTAAATTTTACGTTATTAAACACGGTACAACAGTGGTCAAGAAGTGAATCGCAAATTTGAGAGTCGTCCATTAGTTTGTCTGTGTGTTGTTTAGTAAATTTAACGAACTAACTTTTTATTTTCTTTAAGTTTGGCAATAATGTCGTCGCAGTTGTATTTTTTTCCAAGAAGCTGAACAACATAATGTTTTTTAGTTTTATATAAGGTTCCAGCTTTTTCACCCGGAGCAATACGTCCGTTTCTCTTTTTCCATCTTAGACCGCTATAAATAGCGGAGTCCAAGTAAAAATACTCAGAAAAGTCAGGAGTCATAATAAAGAATACGTAATAAATAAAAGTCTTACTTTTTAAAAAACACACACACTGTTTTTTCCTTCGTCCTCTTCCTCTGCCCACACCCAGTTTGAATTGTCAAACAGACTGTCGAGGTCTGAGCGCCCTTCAGCGTACTGCCACTTGTCTAACAACGAGTCAGCAAAACGGCCTATCATCAACTCTAGTGGAGGATCTGGATGGTCTATGCGAGCTGAAGCTTGAGTGTCGCGCCAAAGCTCTAGGATTTGATCTTCAGAAGGTCGTGGCATGGTGATCACCTAATACATTTTTGGATAACGTCAATGGTTTCTGCGTGAGCAGAAATGTCGACCGCATAAGCTTCATCTGAAAACTCATGCACTATATCCGGAACCTGTGTTCCGATACAGATTGTACTCCACATGGCTCCTGTCCTTTGTTTGAGGGACCGAAGCGCTCTCATATTAGAGTCTCGAACGTCTGAATAACCATCCGTAATCAAAAGAATGTCTGAACGATCCTGGGTCTTTGTTAATTCTACCGCGTGGGAGATTACGGAGTTAAAACTTGTACCTCCGCCAAGATGCCAAGTGCCTACAAAGTCAAGTAATTCTTTGTTTGTTTTTCTATTTCCCTTCAAGATCACACCCTGTTCAATTCGTGTATCAAATAAATAGATCTGAACTTCTCTATTTTCCTTTAAGGCTTCTTCAGAAATTACAAACGAAATAGCTTTTGACCAGACTTCTGGTTCTCCACCCATAGAACCTGAGGTATCTACGTACATAATTATTGGACCTTTACCTATATCTTTTCGGTGAGCGTTGTAATCTTTTGTAAGCAAAGTTTTCTGTGAGTACTTCAACGCAAATAAAAGTTTTCCCTCGTTACTTCCAGCTAATGCCAGTTCTACAGGAAAGGCTCTTGTAATGTCATTTGAAAAAACCGCTCCGTTAATTGCTTCGTAAGTTGACTTTGTTATCTTCGCTCGTTTTCGTTCTTGCCATACTTTGCGGAGAGCACCTAACTTCTTTGCCAGTGCTTTTAGCTTGGGGTTTCTTTGTAACTTTTCCGCTAAGTCTCTCTTAGTTTGCAAGTCTGTACCGTGGGTCCCCTTACCCTCTTCGTTTCCAAACAAAGTCGAAATTGAACTGTTTGTTTCGTCGCAATCTTTATTGGTTTTATCTACAATCCTGCTGGTCTGCGATCCTATTTGATCTTTAAGTTCTTCTATGGCGTTTTGAATTGCTTGATTAATTTCTTTACCCTCAGCACGAGCTTTATCCATTGCAGCTTTATCACCTTTATCCTGAGCATCTTGAAATTGTTTTCTTAACTCATCTAATTTGTCTCCCGCGTTGAATACAAGTTGAACATCCAATAAATCTTTCTCAATTAACTCTTCTATGACTTCAGACAGTTGGTTTAAAATATTGATTGCGTTGTTACCTGCGTTAAATTGATTGCCTACACTTCTAGCTAGTAGATGAGGCCAAGCAGCGGCAAGACTAATATCAGACATAATCGCATACCACATTCCATTCTCAGGCTTATATCCTTCTGGAAATTTAACGTCATCTCCATTTTGTTTTGCTCTGAAATAATCTTCGTAAGCTTGCTCTGTAATGGTCCAGTTTACGTCGTCTGCGTTATACAACCGTTCGAAAAGCTCTTTACCAAAGCGGGATAGTTTTTTAATGTTGTAGTGATCAATGAGATAAGTTACAGAAGGTTTCCCGTCTACAACAAAGTCTTCCCAAAGAAAATCTGCAAGTGCTGAGCAAGCTAGCGTTAGAGGTTCGTTGTGAGTCAGCCTCACGAATTCAGTGTGTTTGTTTAGTTTCATGTTTGTTTTTTGGATCTGATGATGGCTTGATCTAAATCGACTAATAGAGCTACAAGTTTGTCGTAAGCACTTGAAGGGCTGATTACCTCCGCAGACTCTATAAAGTCTGCCAGTCTTTTTCGAACAAGATTTAAGTCTTCAGTTTTGACAGTCATGTTGATGTGATGCTACGCGCTTAGACTACTTGCTTATGTCGCTAATTGCAACGGTAAGCGTTTCGCAATAATTTTCGAGCTGTTTCTGTAATTTTACGCCCGTCTGTCTTGTGCTCAAATTCATACGATATTTATTTCCGTCAATAACTTCTCCTACTTTGTCTCTGACTGTCTGCATATCTTTATGGTACTTACGTAATTGAATAACAAAATCATTTAACTCAGCGATTCCACTACTACGTAGTTGAGCTTTATGAGTCGTAGTTGAGTACTCCGTCATTATCCCAGAAGCAGCTCGTTTAGCATCGGCAAATATTTTGTTAGCCGTGGGAATCACCTGATCAAGGATCTCTTTAATAGTTTCCTTATCATCGGGTGTTCTATATACAATATGAACCAAAGAGTCGTGCATATGCTCTGGTACAAGTTCTTCATCTCCCTGAACAATTGCCCAAGCTCTTAAGAACTTAAGTACCTGCACACGACGCCGATCGCTAATTGTAATACCACGGGCACTTAACATATCCCATACTTCGCCATATTTATCTACGAAATCATCTGAGACTTTAATTTGTTTAGCGGCGTCCTGTAACTGTGTAAGGGTATCAAGACTTAAGTGTGTGCCTACGGTAGGTCGTTCCTCGACTCCAAGAGCCCAACCATCCAAGATCCGTTTCGATGTGCTTTTCTTAAGAAATTCCACCGTGGGTCGGAACAGAAATCTGTCTGCAAATGCTTGGAGAGATTCTTCATCCGGCCAGGAATTTGTTGCTGCAACAATAGATTGAATCGGAGTGTGGATAACTTCTTTTCCATTGTTGAAAGTGCGCTCGTTTAAAAGAGTCAACAGTGAGTTCAGAATAGCGGATGATCCTCTAAATAACTCATCCGTGAATGCGATGTGAGCGTCTGGAAGATACCCTTTAACGTCGCGTGTGTACTCGTCATTAAGAAGCTTGGTAACGGCCACGGGGCCGAAGATCTCGGAAGGATCGGTGGTTGGGGTTAAAAGATAACCAAAGTAGTTGGCCCCAGAAATCCCGTTACATATGTTCCGTACCAGATCAGACTTACCTGTACCTGGTTCTCCTAACAAGAAAGCGTTTTGCTTGCTTATTAGGGTTGCTAACAGACCATCAACCACAGACTCACGTTCGAGCGTGGCAGCGTTTAGGTTTGCGCGAAAGGTTTGGAGAGAAGCGAATAAAGTGTCGTTCATGAGCGTGATGTGATGTTGTAGGGATTGTAGCAAACTGTGAGCTTGCCCCGCAGCTGCAAAGCAGCGAGGGTGTAATTAAATGTAACTTCGTAAAACCTCGTCGAATTCTTGAGGCTTATCTTTATTGTTCTCATACGTTAACCCATTGAATATTTGCTCATATGTTTTGTTCCATAATGTTTCGTACGTAGTAACCAAACTTTGTCTCTGTTCTCTAAAGTTTTCGTACAAAAGCGTTGTTTGTCTTATGAATTCAGTTTGCTTGGCTTGATCAAAAAGTACGTAATCATCTATATTATCAATCACCACCCATTCAAGATTAGTTGTCACAAAACGAACCCACTCTCCTTTATAGTTTTTTCCAATCTTAAATCGTTCCTGAGTTGCGTTACTAAGCCAGGGAAACTTATCTTCGGGTGAGTATGTATAGTTCAATTCTTTGTGAGGCAGAGTTAAAGGTGTTCGTTTAACATAATCGTTATACTTTATGTTTTTATCCTCATATTGTTTTATAATTTTTGCTTTAACTTGCTCAACTAATTTGTGTATGTCCGAATGAATTGCCCGTTCTATAGTTAGATGTTTATCGTTTTTTAATCGAGTACTAAAGCCTTCAACTATAAAAACACCTGGTTTATCTAATTGTCTGCGATACTTAACTTCTAATAAAACCGGTTCTTTTGTAGGACAATCTTCAAGTAAGATTGTTTGAAACTTAACTGTTGTTAATCTAGGCATAAAACTGCACCGCCGTTGTTCGTGGGAAAGGAAGTTGTACAGATACAATTCGGCAAGTATGTTTTAATCGGTCTTTGAATCCGTTTAATCGGTTTGAAGCTACTTCAAAAGAGACAAAGGTAACAGCTTTTTCTGGATCGTTAGTGTATTTTTCAATGTCAGAGAGAAAGCCTTCCTTTGAATGGAAGGCATAAACAGTTTGTGTCATTAGAAATCGGGTGTTGGTTGAGATGTTAATGGTGTTTTTATATCAGAAATCAAATCGTCTAGGTCGTCACCAGCAACACTAATTAGTTCGCGGCGCTGACCAATCATCTTATTGAGGTGCTTAGATCGTTGTGCGTAAATGTCCAACTCAATGTTTGCTTCTTTAACCAATAGGTCTAAAGCATTTGAGTTTTCTGCAGTTTTAATTTGTTCGCATAGAGTTGTATAAGTGTTAGACAAAGCTAAGGATTTTTGAAGTGTCTCTAGTCCTTTAGATGTATCACGGGTGTCAACGATCGACTCCAATTCAGTACGAATTTCTTGTTGTAGTTCTTGGAATCTTTTACATCCTTCTTCGCGAACTTGTCGCATTGGTGATTGAATTGCGTTGCCTGCACCTAGCAGTTGATCTGCTAAGCCAGCTAAGTTATCAAACCCAACTACGGAATCGCTAATTAGCTTTAGCTTCTCGGCTGTTACTTGCCAAGACCCACGCTTCTTATCTCCACCTGTTTGTTGTCGTCCGACTTTAGTTACAGTCCTAACATCTAAATCGTCAAGTAACTCAGCACCTAAACAAAGTGCTTTGTCCGCAGCATTAGCGTGGGCTGCTTCGATTACTTCTTTAGTATTTATTGAATTTTCATATGTAAGTAAACCTTGTACGTCACCTTCAACTGGTTTCGTAGCAATTTCTAAAGAAACTGGAAGAGGGCCAACAACATGAACCCCAATTGGATTGCGATACTCTTGCAGTGTTGGGAACACTCGCATATAGGCATCGCTAGCCAGTTTGTATTCCATTTCATCCTTAAAAAGAGGAAGTAAGAAACCCTCTACTGTGTTCCTCCATTTACCGTGTTCTGACTCCCAAAGACCAAACAAACGTTCGTTAGCTTCTTTAGCTTTCGCACGAATTTGTTTAATTAGTTTGTTTGCTTCATCGAAATAATTTGCTGTTACAAAATGAGTGTCGCCAAAGTGTATGCAGTAACCGTCGTACAACTCTCGTTGCATAACTCGAAGAGCATCTAGCTCAGATTTAAGTGCGTTAGAAAGATTAGGTCGTAGAGAAACAGTGTTGTTCTTCTCTAATGTGTCTACAACTGATTGCGGAAGTTTGAGATCGTCAAATTTAATTTGAATGCTTTGACGAACACTGGCGGAAATTGTACAAGAAAGCAAATAGTTCATGGTTAGTTACAAGAAAAGTGAAAGTTAATAAAGAAAAATGGGTCGTTGCTGTAGACGACCCAGGGTTCCCATGGCCCGGCCATACAATACTATGGAAGGCATCCATTTGTATGGATTTCAGGATTTCTGCAGACTTGAATTTGGTAGCCTGGTCTTTTGGCTAAGACCAGAGGATCGTAGCCTAACGCTGCGCAAGTTATAATCCCAAACATGAGGCTAAGAAGTGTGAAGGTAGCGAAACGGTAGATCATTTTAAGCGAGTAAATGCGAGGTTGATTTTATCGGTAATCATATCTACGTCACGAGTTACAGCAAGCTGCTCGATCAACTTCTTCCGTTCGATCTTTGCCACTTTAAGTTTCTGTTCTAATTGCTCGATCTTATCGTCAATCCGTTCGAGTTTTACGTGAGCTGTGGGCTTACGTGTTACCCGAACAACAATGTTGGTTTCAAGGTCTGGGAACTTAAAAGCAGATTCAGCGCCACTGAATACAGACAAATCAAATTTGCGTGACTCAGCAACGGTAACGTTGTTAGTCAAGGTCTCTTTGGCTGCGTTAAAAGGCAGACCAAAAGCCTCATTGCAAGACAGGGTTGCTATATCAAACTCGTTCCACGAATGTGCAGCGAGCTCAGCGTCTTTAATCAGGGTCGTGAAGTTGGGGGTGTTCATGTGATTTAAGAAGGATAAAGGAGGGGAGCTGTCTCCCATGTACAATGTAGCACCTCAGAACTATAAAAGCAATAGGTGCGTTGCCCCGTATTGAGGCAAAGGCAACCGCAGGAATCGAACCTGCGTCTTAGTGTTTAACCACTAAGAAACCTATGTTGTCATCGAATGCGCAGTAAAGTCACTGCGCAGATCGAAAACACAATTCCATAAAAGTAATTGACGGAAAAAAAGCAATACACAGCCATAGATATGTAAGCAACTCCAATTACTTTTAGTGAGGCAATCGTGTTCATTGGTAATCAACGGGTTGGATACACACTAATTGAGGAAGGGTCAACGTCAGCATTTTCGTTTAAGAACTTCATCTTTACGGTTGATTCGTCTAGTTCCTCTATTGAGTGACTGAACTTCCAACGTCCTTTGTCTCGGATAAAAACGTCAAATTTTTGAAGGGTTTTGGAGCTGTTCAATAGCATGGGTGGTCTGAATCCAGGTACATGATGGCAAAATAAGGTTAAAAGTCAAGAGCAAAATAAGCAAGAAAACATAAGTTTACATAACGCATAGTGCGTTAGTGTCTTTGCTTCCTATACCTTAGTAATAACTCTTTTCTGACTATTGAATATGAGTCGCAACTTGCGCATTGGTTAGAATTTATACAATGTTTATAGTTTATTTGTAATGTTTCTTGCGCTTAACGCAAAGCTCTATCATCAATTAATTTTTGAAAATATACAGATAAGAGAGAGTTTAAGAATCGTTAATTAGATTTTTAAGATTAGAATTGGTTGTCCTTCGGTTTAACTCTCATGGCTGGCATGACTAAAAAAGGTGGTGCATCTAAAGGCACTAAAGCTGGCGCTAAAGGTAGTAAAGGCGGCATGAAAAAGTGAGCTGACTGTGAACAATCCGATTGCGTTCCTCAATAAATACTTGCAGGTTCCGATGATTGGAGGCGAAAGTGGTTTCGTGGCTCCATCGATGTTATCTAAACCTCCTACTTATTCTGAGGAACGCTTCGGACAATCTAAAATTCCCCTTAAAATTAACTACAATTCATTAAAGACTTAGCCTGGTTAGTGTGTTCATCCAATTCGTTGAGGTTTTCAGCTGTACCACGGAGGATAACTCCGTCATAAGCGATGGCTAAACCGTCAGCGAATCCGATTAAGTAACGATCCACATCTGACTTCTTATAAAACATACGAACAATTGAATGATTCTTACGTTCGCCAGAGTTTGTCTCAACATAAACAGTGAACTTGTACTTATTTAGCATGGTTAAATTGCTCCAAGTTGATTAGGTAGGAAGAATCGAGTTTGTTAAGTTGAATCCAAGAATTGCATATCTGAGCATTAATTTTGTAATACTCATTTAGATCAGTGATGCCACGGATCTTAGACATAGTTTTAATGTTGCACATGTCTGGTCTGTTGTCATACACAGCGCAGGTATTATCTGGCTGTAGCATACTACAAACACCATCCGTGGTTTCATAGGGAAAGTCGTTAAACAGTTGTTTAATCACTGGGTCTGTAACTTTGTCAACGTCAGCTAAAACGTGACCGACAATCTTACAGCAAAGACCACAACTTGTGCAGGGAAAGTTTTCCATTAGGTTAATTAGATTCGACTAATTTATAATCAATGGAGTCTACACCCCATTTACATTCGTCAGATATTAAATCTGCAATGCTAAAACCTTCGTCTCCATCTTCTACAGTCCATTCACTATGAAGATACTTTTCTTCGAGTATTTCATTAATACGAAGTGCTTCGTACTTTGTCAGATCTTCGTCATCTTCTAAATTGAACTCGATTGCAGTTACTCTGTAGGTTTCCATGATGTTAGTTAGTGAGGGTTAGGTTAGTGTGTGCGTTGGCCCGCAGTGAGCGAAGCGAGCGAGGATTTAATTGTCAATAGGCAATCTCCATATACTCAACACAGCTATGTAACAGTTTGAGCTCTAAGTTCTCCAGCTTGTTGTTAATAAACTCCCACTCATCGCTAGAGTTTACCTCCTCAAGTTCTCGCTCAAGTGCAAGAATGTGTTCTTCAATTGTTTCAGGTCGCCAATTCATTTGAGTTCCTCCATGTTGAATGATTTAAGATCTTCGCAGTTGTTTAAGTCGATGTTCTCATAGATGCATTCAGATAACCACACTAAAGGGCTAGTTTTATCTGCACTAACTTCGATAACTAATTCAATTTTGTAATGCCGCGTGGTTACATTTTCTGCCACGGATTAAATCTAAATTGCATAGGCAGTGTACATCATGTTTATGGTTTCAGCTACACTGCGGCCACAAAGTTAGAAGCCCCGGTGCCATGTACTTCTACAAATATATCTGTTTTAGTGCCATCGCACAGGCTACATGTTAGGCATTGCGCCTGGCTGTTATCTACTGTAGCTGGGCATTGTTTACCACTGAATGCTACAGAGTTTTTTGCTACAACTGCAAAGGTCTTCCAACCATGGGCGGATGCTTCAATGTAATCCTGTAGACCATCACATGATGCCATAAATACACCTTTGCACCATTGAGCAAATGATTCTCGCCACTGGTGAGTGTAGCCTGTGTGGGATATACATAGGTTATTGAAATATGTAACTAACTCAGCAGGCAACATAGCACCATCGCCATAAGAACCCCAGCGAATCTTCCTTGTTTTGAAATACTTAGAGTGTAGAGTTGCATCGTATTTAGGGTAACCATTACGCCTGTATGATTTCCACACACTGTTAGGCGCCTGGCCTACATTTACGTAACAAGATCTTTTCCTGCGTGGCTTGTTGTTTACAAAGCCTGATCCTCGATGGTAACAATTACCGCAGATCGCTAAATCATCGCCGCTCTTAAGTGCAGCCACAGGGTTAATATCTTGGCGCAATATGAATGTTTGAATCATATTGCCAGTCTTGCGATTAGCTGATTTAAGTGTTGCAATGCATACGATTGGGGATCCATCGAGAGGCGACAACCCCTCCCACAAAACAAAACCTTGAGGGCGTTTCATTGTAATAATTTGGATGTGGATGTTTAAGTTCTGCGTGGTAAGTATGCGCAGCCCACTAATACAAACGGGATAGTGATTTAAGAAAATTTCTTATGCAGCATAGCTGCAAGTCTGTCGCAAAAATGTTCATCAATCGCGTCACTAATTGTGGCGCCTTGAGCTACATCTTTAGCTAATCTTTCTGCCCGTTCTAAGTAAATACCTAGAGCAAACGGATTGTATCCACGTTTTGTGGATTGTTTGATATCCCATTGAGTTAGGATGTGATCAAGTTGTGAGTGTAAGTTCATGACGTTGGTGATAAATAGTAAACTCGCCCCGCAGTGAGCGAAGCGAGCGAGGATATTCAACGAGGGTTAATACATCAAGCCTTAAAGTGTACCCATTCGCTATTAGGAAATAGCGCATCATGCGCCACATGTTTGTAATTATATGAGTACCAAGTGTGAGCCTTTTGATACACTGCCCACTCAGTAAATGTTCTCAGGATTGCATTAAGTCTTGACTTAGTTGTTGACGACTGCCATCCGCAGTTATTGACATTAACGTAATCCACCCGGTCGGCATAATAAGTTATACTTGCGACCCAATTATTGTGGAGGTAGACATTAGTCTCCCCCTGTATGTGATCATTGTGGCCATAAGTAACTGGCTTAACTTCTGTGTTGCCAGACTTAAATGGCTTGCGATTGCGGATCGCATCGCACATCAAGGCTTCGATCTTACGCATGGTGATTGTGTTTGTAGATGTTGATTGTCTGCGTGGTAAGTATGCGCAGCCCACTAATACAAACGGGATAGTGATTTAAGTTGTTTCGAACATCTCATGAAATAAGTCTATGGGCTGATTATCTAACTCATCTCGCATCTTAATTAGCTCATCTTGTTGCATACGTAACTTAAGTATTTGATCACCTAAATAATGCAGTCGGTTGTTAATCTTAATCCGTGTTAGGTTGTTAACAGCAGATAAGGAATACTCCTTACCGTTAATAGTTTGGAGCTTGTCTGTGATTGTGAAATCCATGGCGGTTAGTTTGCGCGGTGAATTAGAAAGGAAAGTTGTTGCATACGGCATCACATAAGACCTTAACAAGTTGAGGGTCGTTTGTAATACCATACTCCTGGAAGTATTCATCAAGGATGCAATCAATGTCCTCCATTAATTGTTCCCTAGCAGTGAGTAAATTGAGTTTGTTGGTTGTAAAATCGTAGGTCATAGAATAGGAGCTTTAATGTTAAGAAAAATCATACGAAATGGAGCACCATTCACATAGAAAAACACAGCATAAGTATCATCTAGTTCAATGTCACCATCCACAGTGGAAAGATCAGTATAATCGTTCCCATCATTGTCGGCGGCAATGTAAGGAGTATCATCCGTATGATAACCCACAAAGTAGAGCGTATCATTCACACTGACAGCATAAGCATCTGCCAAAAGATCATGGAATTGATTGAGAGTGATGGTAGTTTTAATCATTAGTTGTTAGCTAGTGAGTGTTTAAGTTCTGCGTGGTAAGTATGCGCAGCCCACTAATACTTTCTTATAGAGAAATTACTATATTGTACCGGAGACACATAGCATATTATCAAATGCTCTAGGTGTTACCTTGTAGAAAGTCTGACGCTTCTTACACCATAGTTCTATAGTGTCGTTAGCTAACGAGTAATCAACAACAACGTAGTCGTAGTAACCATCAGACACACAAGTTCCGATAGCCTCACGCATTGAATCCAGATTAACTTTGATGGTCATGATTAGATAATCTCCTTGATAAGTTTGCGGGCTTTGTTAGGCGTGGTAGTCCATACAATCTTGTTAGTTAATGGCGATTGAAAGTAAAACAAATCACCGTCTAATCTACGTGATGGATCAATACAATTAACCTGCACACCTTTGTAGATAAAGGTGCCAGCAAATGGTTTTAGGCCAGTCATAATGTTGAAGTGCAAGTGGATAATAAAGTTAAAGTATTATTCCCAAAAGTTACCTGAATGAAACTCATCTAAGAATTCCATCAAGATCTTCTCTGTAACATACTTACGCTCTGGAATAGGAAACATTCCAAACCAAGAGTCTGTTAATGAACCACATAGACTGTGGTAATCTTTAGCGGCTGGAATAGTTAGGTTTCGGTAGATGTAACCAGATGCGCGTTCGTAATCAAAAGAACCCTTACGCCAAAATTTACTTAAAGTTTTACCTACACTATTAAAATGAACACTTAAATTGTCTGCGTGAAGCTTTAACTCATGGGCCAAATCGTAGTCGAAATCAGTCATGATGTACACCTGGATTTAGTGGATAGAGAACCAAAAGGTTCTCATCCTATGTAATACACAGGAGGAGAACTTTTAAGCATGATGATCTAATAAGATCACAAATGATCCTATATTAAACTAAGATCTTAGTTAGTTACATTAACCATGGCACCTAATAGATGCACTCAGATTAATTAACTTATAAACTTAAACAGTGCATAGAGTTAGCTACACGTTACAGAATGAACTGCAAAGGGTAGCTAACTCATACACTGTGAGGCCTTACATTCTTCTGTATTCAGTAGCCGCAAGGCCACTGGTGTCGATGCGGATATCGACCCCCCTTTAAGAATGTAAGCCTACAATCTTATGTATTCAGTTGCCACGCTGGCATCCACTTAAGGAGACGTGGGAGAATATACAGTTGCGAACTGTATGGTTCAGCTGTAGTAGTTGTTAGAGTTAATATGCTGCCACTATATGTTTACAGTTTGGTCTAGGTGAATCTCCATTGGTTAATACCAAAGCCCTACTAGATTCGGATACAGTGCCAGATCCAAACTGTTACGCTGTAAATATAAATAACTGATTGTCACATTCAGTTAGTTATAGTTAGGAAGCTATGTAGATAGGTTCACCCATAGGGTAGGCTATCCGTGCTAACTATCTAGCTACGGGTGAACTAATCGGATTGTCAAGGTTCACAAACCTAGAATCAAATAGACTTAAGCTGCTTCTCGCATAGTTATAACAATCCTGTCCTAGGATCCGGTCTCATCTCATAGGTTTAACTATGGCGAGACGGGGAACCCGTGGCAAGACCGGTGAACGTTTCACGGCTTGGCTTGAATCTATTTGATTGTCTAGGTTCAATCGGTCCCTTGGGATCGATGAACTAAAGGTAAGCCATAAGCCACCAGGTAAGGATAAGAACAGATTATCTTCTGATTAAATTCTGATTAAATTCTGATTAACCTTTGAGCGGTCAGGTAATACAACGAACGCGCACGCCCGCGCGTATATCACACCAAGGTTAAGCTTTGGTTAATTGAAATAAATCTTAACGTGCCCGCCCTCGCTTGCTAGTTCAAACTAACTAATAAAGCGGGATAGTACATAGGTACTACTATATGCCTATTAGATAACTAAGCGCACACTAAGTAACACTTAGCGCGATTGTTATGTGTTACTTAGGCTGCCACTATGTACCAATTAGCTGCCCGCAATCCGGCCTTTTTTTTATATACAGCACTTATACGACGGGGGCGGCGAGAACCCTTTCACAATCAGCGGGGTGAAGTGACCCCAAACCTGAGTATAGCAATATATTGACAGGCCCTGGTTAAAAAAATTTAATTCTTATTTTTAGCGTTTATTATTTTTTGAGCTGCTCGGTCCGCGTGGCAAAGGTAGAACGCCATTTAAGTTTCCACGAGTCCCAGAAAACACTACATTTTTTCTGAATTTCGTTCGCACGATCTTCTTGAATTATTTTTTTACAAATTTGTGCTGCTTCTTCCCAAGATGACGCACACACAAAAGGCATATCTTTTTCGCCTATAAAAATAGAATGCCAGTACGAAGGGTGTATTTTTTGATATTCCGTCTGTTTTAGTACCACGGGTATGCTTCCAGCCTCTAAAGCCTCGTAGATTCGAAAAGAATCTAGATTACAACCACCTTGTGGCGCCAAACAAAAAACTGTATCTGACAACAAATCTGCATACTCTTCCGTAGTCAGCCCTTTTGAATCGTTAAAAAACTCAATTATGTTTAATTGGTAGGGTTTTATATCTTTAAAACAATCAAATGCGTGTATTCGGTCTGCTTTTAAAGAACCTGCAAAACTCCACGTACGTCGTCTTTTTGAAGCTAATACTTTCGGAGTTACGTAGTGTTCGAATTTGTGCCTGTGACCGAGGCCAAAAGTAAATACTTTATCGTCGCGCCAGTAACGCGGACTAAAATAGTTCCGTGCCGCGTATATACAGTTAGGGCTTGATAAGTAAAACATGGGTTCTGTTAAAGTTTCGTCCGATAACAGAATCACCGCATACTTTTTATTAGCTCGATCTAACGCTTCTATGTATTCGTATGACTCGCTATTGTTTGTGACCACAATGCAATTGTCCAGTAAAACCGCACCCTCTTTGTTTTTTGGGTAGTGGTACACCAATTCCACATCTTTTAGTAGTTCTTCAATCCAACTCCTACCCCACAAGTTTGCGCTTTCGCCAAACCAGATAAGATTAACTGTTTTATTACTTTCCATTGACACACCAGAGCTGCCAGCCTGTGTAAAAAGCATTTTCAATATTCCCAAACAAACTTAAGCAGGAGTCCGCAGCTTTTTTGACAGATTCTGCTCCATAGTCGTCAAAAATCAAGGCTCCACCTGGTTTTACATGAGGGTAGTACAGAGCAATATCTCTACAAACCGACAAACTGTCGTGGGCACCATCTATATAAAGGATGTCAATCCCTTCCTCGAACTCTGGTTGCAATTTTGAATACAAATCCCAACTGCAACCTTTATAAATATCAACTTTTTCTGGGTGTTGACTCAAAGATACGTTTTTCTTTGTAATTTTTTCAATTTTATCTAAGGTCGGGTGTGCTTCTGGGTTCTCAATGTTCTCTTTTGACCCGGTAAACGGATCAATTCCGATTAACCTACTATTTTCGTGCGTTAAGAAGTTATCGATCCACCAAACAGTTGATGCTCCTTCATACATGCCTATTTCGACAATAAGCCTTTTGCTTTTAGGTTCAAAAACTAATTTTTTTGCTGGTTCATGTTTTTTGATAATTTCATAACCATCGGTAAGATGTTTATACCAGCCGTGGGTTATTGTATATTTCTGATCTAGAGGTGGAGCCTCGGCCATGTGCTGTGTCCCTTTGTTGACATCAATATACTAGCAGCCCCCTGAGGGTTGACAAGGAGTCATAATGTGCTACTATACGTATGGTTCACACCTAACTCACATGACTAACGACATTAAAATCGATCTCAAAAGCAAAGATCTTCCTATAACTGCTCTAGCGTACCGATCCCCTAATCTCTTGGGTCTTCTTCTAATTTTTATAACTTTTTGGGTTTTACTTCTTTTTGCATCTTTATTTACTTATTCGTTTCTAAAGCATGTTAGAGAAGAGGGTCAACGTTCGATTAAATATTCAGAAGTGTATAACCAGGAACTAGATCGGTGTAAGCTGGAAAACCCTTATAACGGCAGGATTATTATTGATCCTATGGGTAACGAAACAAAAAGATACCCGTTTGTTAACTGTTTTGCTTTAGCTCGTTATAACGTCAAAACAAAATACGGATTATCTCCACAATAATTTTACTTTTCCTAGCTTGCTCTAAGGGAGGGATTCGGGTTTAATAACCGAGTCTCTCTTTTTTTATGAAAATTTTTGTTTTACACGCTGTGTGTCCAACCTGCGGTGTTTCGTTTTCCCTGAAAGGGTCAAAGCTCAAGGCGTGGTGCGGCAAGAAACAAAAACAACCTGACCGTAAAGGACCTTTTTGTCACTATAAATGTTCTGCAAAGTACAACGCAAAAAGAGCGTCAGAAAGCAGATTGTTAGAAAAATCTAAATAGTTATTTATCCTTAATTGCCGCGATAAACATATTGTTAAACGGTTTAATCTCACCAATCGAGTAACCAAACTTAACTTGTAAATAGTTAAATAATTCACTTTTGTGTTTTACGTTCCAAGCGTGTGAGTTTGATTCGAAAATAATTGGAGGGTAGCCAGAGTCAATAATCGTATCGTGCGCTCCTCGCAGAACAGCGAGTTCATTTCCTTCTACATCAAGCTTTATCAGTCCTATATCGTTCCACTCGAAGTTATCTATGTAGCACGTGTCAATGTATTCGGTTGCTAGTACGGGTTGGTTTTCTGGTAAAGGTAAGATTGTAGATCCGCCACCATCTTCGGACACAATAAACAACTCTACAATTTCATTGCCTCCTTCTTCGTCCGTAACCGCCGCGTGGTAAGGAGATACATTGGTTTTGTCAAACATAAAGATGTTGCCGCACAGCTGGAAATATGTTCTTCGCTGAGCTTCAAACGCTTCTACATGTTTAAATTCGTCTGCAAGAAGTAACGAATAGGTTCCCATATGAGCACCACAGTCAATAAATCTTTTTGTTTTATCTCCAAACTGTTTTGCCCATTTTATAATTTCGTATTCTGGTATTCCTACTTGGTGCATTTGGCACCTACCAGAGTCATCGTTATTCATAAGAAAAGAAATTTCAGGTAGAGGAAGGATTAAGCTTTCTTCTGGTCCCCAAATAAATTTAGTCATAAGGCTTCTGTGAATGCTACTATGTTAGCATCATTGGTTTTAAAATGGAATCTATTCCTGTTATTGGTACAGCGGTAGTTAACGCTCCTCATTGGGTTTATCGCTTGTTTTATAGTATTGATTACCCTGTTGATACTTTTATAGTTTTTAACAATAATGGCCGAGATCAAATTACACGCGAACTTGATGCGCTAGAACACATTCCTCATGCTTTCGTAAAGAAAGTTAAAGTTTGTCACCTTCCTGCAAATCTTGGATGTTCTGGTGCGTGGAACTTAATTATTAAGTCGGCCATGATGAACCCTTATTGGGTGATCACGAATCACGATATTATGTTTACCCCTGGCTTTTTAAAAGCCATGAAGGAAAAAGCTGACGATCCGGATACAGGGATTGTCCACGGGCTAAACGGAAGCTGGGATGTTTTTCTTCTTAAAGACTGGGTTGTACAAAACTTTGGTCTATTTGATGAAAACTTATACCCTGGCTACTGCGAAGATATGGATTACGGTATGCGGTTTAAGCATCAAGAGATTAAACGTGAGATGTCTGTCGGTGTTCCTTATTACCACGGGTGGGCCACTGAGTCGTATGAGGACGGGAGCCAGACTTGGCGTAGTGAGCCAGCTTTAGCCCAAGGGATACATGTCGCTCATGAGCTTAATAAGCAGTATCTTCATGCCAAGTGGTCACCAGCGTGGCAAGCACACATAGAAGGTGAGGTGTATGAGTCTCCTTTTAATACACCTACTCTTCCGTTAGACTTCACAACTTACGATCTTAGCTTTGTAAGACGTAAAAATCTTGGGTTTTAACTACTATACTAATTTTATACTGACACTAATCCTATGCCTTTTTACTCTTCGTATACAACGTATGGTAAATTAATAAATAACTTAAAGTCAATCGTCGACGCACAAAGTTTATCTTCTTTTAAGCTGAGTAAACTAGCAGATCTGTCGCCTACTACAACGCGCAAGATCTACTACGACACCAAATATATACCTTCTCCAGACGTTATCGAACGGATTTGTTTGACGTTGAACATTGTCCCCGGCGATTTATTGAAAATAATGCCTACAATAGAGGAATCAGTAGTGGTGTGTTCTGGTGTTTTCGCCTCAGGATTATGAATTAGCTGCTCGGATTCTGGGGCTTCCCGTTCCGATCACCGCAGCCGAACAAGCCGCTGCCGCACCCATGACCGCTGTGGTTATGAGGACTTTTTGTCAGACGTTGCCTCCCGCTCCTGGGATGGAAGACGAACATATGATGAATATGGGCGCTACTCGCTCTTTAAACGCACCCCCAGACAACACTCAGCCCGTTTATCGTAATCAACTTCAGCACAGGCTCCAGGCTGGGGTTACTGACCCACACCACGAACAAGAAATTCTAGATCTTATTGATTTAATTACAAATAATCCTGAAGTTGGGGAAATGTTCCTCAATTTCTTGCATAATTTAGAAAATCAAGGGGATGAGCATATGGATATGTTGAGCGCTCAACGTCCTCCAGCGTATGATATGCCTAATTACGGGTCAAACTATTCGATATTGAATGCTCCTGCAAGTTCTGTAATTCCTCCATCGCAAGCTTATCAAGAATTAGGCTGATGAACGCTAAACAACATCAGTTAATTGAGAAAGATGTACGACGGGAAAGCCCGGATTTAAATTCGTCTGCTTTTTTGCAGGCGTATTTAAAGTCTAATTTTCCTCAGACAGCTGCACACCCATCTGCTAAACAAAATGAATATGGAGTTTTAGCTGAGTTACAGACTAAAGGTGTAGAATATAACAAGAAGCCTCGCTCAGGCACATCTTTCGATAACCCAGCTAGTTCCTGATTGATATGGCTCTTCCTGTTGCTGCTGCTGCTGCTGGTGCTAGTGCCGCCTCTCTGGAAGGTTTTCTAGCGAGTTTAACTAAAGCATTGGGTCCTCAGCTTGCTGTTGAATACTTAGTTAGCAAAATGGTCGGTGGCGGTGATGAGGCTAAACAAAAAAACTTTAATTTTGAACCTTTAGTTTCGCAACTTGCTGGCGGTGCTATTAGTGCTACTGCCCCGAGCCCTTATAGTCCAGTTGGGGTACAGGCTAATTCGGGTAACTATTTTCTGGGGCCTGCTCCCTTTCTTAACTACGAAACTTCGTATAGAAACCAAGAAAATATAAACCGTGCAATTACAAATAAGATACTTGGGACTAATCTTCCTCCGGTTGCTACAACCGCCGAGTTTACGCAAGATATCGAGCAGTCTCAAAAACGCCAAGCAGAAGAACTAAATGTCCGCAAAATACAAGAACTACAAGCTATAGGGATGCAAGAACGTATGCTTGCACAGCTTAAGGCGGATAAAGAATTTAAAAGAATTGAAATGGAAAAGGGAGCTGATTTAGCGCGAACTGGGTTAGAACGAGGTTTCAGTTTAGAAGAAGTTAAACAAAAAGCTATCGGAGATATTGAGCGACAAAAATATACATCTGCCTATGACGCAGCTAAAACTTTATTAAATTCTACGATTACTGCTATTTCTGGTCAAGGTTCATACGCAAATAATCCCGATTTGCGTCAAGTCGCTACCCCTGTGTAACCATGGATCCTTTTGCATTCTTAAACGAAAGTATAAACAAAATGCCCTCTGTGGGCAGGGCAACATTGGAAGCTATTCCAAGTTATGAGGAGGCGGTACAAATGGGAGTAGACTTTCTTCCTTTTCCCCTTAATTTATTACACAATAATGCACTCAATAAATCTGCTGTTCCAGATGTAGGAGCTCCTCAGGGGTTTGTAACACCTAACGCAAGTGCAAAATATTATGCAGGGCCAAAATATGGGTACCAAAGTCCGGAATCGTATAAAGAAGTTTTTGGCGGTTATCCACGTTCCTATAGAGAAATACAAAAAGCACAATTAGATGAAGAAGCAAAACAACAAGCTCAAGAAAAACAAAACGAATTAGAGGATCTAGTCCTGGGGGCGCAGAAAGATGGTAAATTCTATGCGGGTAAAGATTATGGGTACCAGTCAGCTCCTTCTTACAAGGTGATTAGAGGTGCTTTTCCTACCGGGTATATTGAGCCCGGCAAAAAAGGTCCAACAGTACTAAATGCACCAGCGTCTAAAGGTTCGGAAAGCACGAGCATAACTGGTCAGACAAAAAACCCTCCAATGCTTCCCCCGGAATTACTTGAGCTTGTACGAGAAGAACGCTTAGTTGTTGCAACCGAAAAAGCTAAAGATTTTGAACGTCAGCAACAAATTGCAGCTCAATACGAACGCGGTTCGTTAGAAAAATCAAGACTTAATACTCAAAGACTACGTGAACTAGAGAACATTAAGGCGTGGCGTGATATATCTCAAACTCAAATTGAGGCTCAGACTCGTAGTGCAGCACTAACCGCATCATTGATGACAGCTTTACAGCAACCTAATGTTAATTTTATGGGTGCGCTTAGTGAGGCTTTTAATGCTGGGGCGGCACCATTTTCGGCCCGTGTTCGCACTCGTGCTTAGAATGATGAGAAGAAAGTACTAAAAAACCAATATGGCAGAACCTTTTGTTACGCTCGGCGGTATTGGATCGGTCCTTGGAGGTCTTGGATCTTTAGGTAGTGCCATATTTAATAAACCGCAACAGCAGCAACAATATAAAGATCCAATGGCGGATTTTAATATGCTTTATGGCGGTACATTATCTGCTGGTAATGTAGGTGTAACTGAATCCACGCGATCAGCTGCGGCTGCGCAAGGAGCGTTTTATGGCTTGACAGCAATGGGGGCCGGTGGTTCTCAGGCAATGCAATTAGGTGCTGGAAACGAAGCTGTAGCTGAACAAGCAGCAGCGGCTGGTTTACAATCCGGTATTGCTGGTCAATATGCTGGTTCAGATATTGGCCTTCAAACTAAAGCAGCAGAAAGCAAGCTCGCCACTGAGCTAACACCTGTTGAAACAGCGAAAGATTTTGCTAAACAATATGGTGAAGCTGCCTCTAACCTAGCTCTAACAGGGTCTAAATCAATAGGTGAAATAGGTAAGCAGTTAGTTGGCGAAACAGGCGCTGTGGGTCGGTCTGGTATTGAATCTCAGACAACTCTTGGCGGACAACAAATAGCTGGAGCTTCCCAACTCGGTGTGGGGGCGCAACAAGGAACAGCTCAATTAGGACAACAAACTCTTGCAAGCCAAGCCGATGTTGCGGGTAAAACTCTTACAGGAGAAACGTCATTACTACAACCAACAGCCACAACTTTAGCTCAAGCAGGCGGTCAGGCTTTAGCCGGACAAAATGAACTAGCTTCTCAAATAGCATCTACAAATTTAGATATTGCTAGAGCTCAAGAAAATACTCGAAATCAACTTGTTTTACGCAGGGCTGATATCGAAGGTCGACTAGCACTTGAACGCGATAAAACACAGCGAGTCTTCCAAGGACATAGGTCGTTTGCTTAATGACGACACTTATTGCAAATAGTACCACTGTAGGGGACTGGTTAAATTCGTTAGAAAAATCAGACCGGGATGCTTTTGCGTATTACGCTAAAAATGCGACAAGCGATATAGAATCTTATCTTTATGCACGTTTCTTAAAACCGTCTTACGCAGGTAGTATCGCAGATTTAACCGCGTGGACTCAAGAAAAGTACCCAAAAGAAGATTTACGTAAAGTTCTTCTAATTGAAATCGATGAACTTCGTATGGATATTACAAATGTAAGAAAGATGACCACTCAAGGTATGCTTGATTATGCCACAGCAGCTACAAAAATTGCGTCTTTACAAAAAGAACTAAGATCCCACATACAAACAGTACGTGCTATTTCTGACGGTTTAGATCGTAGAGGGCTACTGTTAGCTGGCGCGGATCGTTGTTTACGCGAGTTAGCGAATACTTTCCAAGATCAACCGACAATATCGTCTTTACTTGAAGATGCAGGTCTAATTATTTGGTCTACTTTAGAACGCGAAGAAAAGTCTTAACTTACTTCTTGTAATTTTTTTAGTATTTCATCTATAGGACAACGTAAAATCCCCATAAAAGCGTCGTTTACTCCTAGCGACATTACAAGTTCTCCGTCTTCTATAAAGGCACCAAAGGGTAGTAACACCGCTGGTTGTTTGGAAACTGGATTACCTACGTAATCTGTCCAGGTGATTAGTGTATCTTCCAGTGACCCACTAAATAAAGGCTCGTTTGCCACGTGGGTTATCTTTGTAAATTGTTTATCTACCATAAAAACGCCTAAGTGATAAAGCAAATAAGGCTGACCGTTTTGGTCAAACGTCATGTGTTTCCAGTGATAAAACACAAGGTTTCCTTCATCTACTTCTAGCGGCGGCAACGAACAGAACGTTGGCGTTCCTTTAGTTACATTTTCAAGAACATCACTGTTTATTGTTATTGAGGTCTTATCTTCTCGTTCAATAACAAAAGGTCTGATGGAGTACAGACAGTGCAGCAAACCCTCATGTGAAAAAAAGCACCAATTTTTTTCTGTTTCGCCTTTAATCCTATTTTTTCCTATAGGCGGAATCGCAGCGCTGACTGCTTCCCCTGTTTGATCAACGTAGCAGACTGCTACTTTAGGGAAATCAAATAGCTTTTTACCTTTTAAGTCGTACTTACTGGCATATTTAGAAGTAACAAATTGTACGTACATCTGTTCATCTGGTCCCACAAACAACCTAGGGTCTTCGTAGCTAAGTCGGTGCGGCGTGGAGCGTAGTTTCTTAGCCCCAAGAACCGTGCAATCATCAGCTAGTTGACCTAGATAAATATCTGTAGGTGTGTTATTTAAATAGTAATAGTTATTGTCGTACTTAAAACCAAAAGGTTCGGGTTGAGACCTCCAGGCAATATAGGTATTTTTATTGTGTTGTAGGATCGAAGGGCTAAAATTACCCACGCTATCTTTGGGTAAACCGTAAACAATTCTTGTAAAACTACCTTTAAGGTTTTCGGCTTGTCTATAAACACTGGGAATGCCTTCGCATTCTTTTTTTATAGGGAAGGTTACGTCTGAATTGACGTGGCGAAAGCGGAATGTAGTTTGCATATCAAGCGAGGAGATCAGAGATGGCTTTAGTGAATCCCATTGAAACGGATTCCCAACGATATTCGTTACGTTGCGTTACATCAAAACAAGCGTCAGCTACTGTATCGTAAGTTTCTTTATCGTTATATAAGGATGTAAGTAGTGCTGCCGCGTCGTCTACATCAACTAAACCTCTTTCTACACCTAGATCTTTATCCGTTACCCACGTAGAAATATCGATAAGCAGGCCAGCCCCTTCCCAAATATCTTTACATGCCGTATGGTTTGGCACCACCTGCGGCTTACGACAACTGGCATGTTCGAAACTAACCAAACCCCAACCTTCCCCGTCGGCGGTGTTTAAACCAACGTCGCATGAGTTATAAATTTTGTTTAATAAATCGTCAGGTGGAGCCGCAATATAATTTATTTCGTTCGATGTCAAAATCAATCTTTGTTTGTCGTCTAGGTCGTACTTAGACATTTCCCGTTTAAATAAAGCGGTTATGTCCCAACCTAGATCTTTTACCCCCATGTGGAGGTAAAGCATTGTATCTGGTTTTCCAATTGCAAACTTAGCAAAAGCCTGTATTGTCAGATCTATTCGTTTCCTAGGTTGGTTTCTATTCCCGTTAAAAACTATGAATTTATCTTTTGGAATTCCTAGTGCATCGCGAGCTTCATCCCGAGGCATAGGAGTAAATTTAGATGTGTCTACACCGTGGGGTAACACACCTAGCCTGCTTGGTTGGATGTTATGTTTAAGAATTCTATGAGCACAGTTAACTGTAAATGTTATGGCTAAGTCCCAATGCGGAATATTCCGCAACATTTCAGGGTAATAAGCTTCGCTGTCGATAGGAAAATAAGCAATAAACTTAAATTTGTACTGATCTTTCAGGAATTGAATGCGTTCCCATACTTGATTTACAATCCAAACGTCATTTAAACAGATAAAAATATCAGGTTTAATCTTGTCGATCAACTCCGGTAGCCGTGGAATACCAAAACGATCCGGACAAGCTAAGTTTGATGCTGGATAAATTTTATAGGGAAGATCATGAGGGTCTCCGTTATAGTTGATTCCTATAACCTCTACTTCATGTTCTTTCTGTAAGTGTTCTAGTACGCTAGTTGTTACACGACCAAATCCTGTGTTAGAACATGCATCTCCGTACCAGAGTACTTTTGCCACTTTTACGGTAAACTTGAAGTACGATTAGTATAGCGACATTGCCAGCTTACTGACATGCCTAGCCGGGAAACTTTTGCTTATCGTCGCCGGGCTCAGTTAAATGCTGTTCGCGCTGTTGAAGATTCGAGCACAAGAGAGAACTCTATTTACACCAAAGCAGCGGGTGATTTTCAAACGTTTTGTACTCTTTTAGATAAACCTCCAGCAAGACATATGTTGGAGTGGTATACACACTTGATAACAAATGAAAGCAATAAGTACTTATTAGATATAGCAGGATCAAACCTTGATATACTAAGCCCCAGGGGTTCAGCGAAAAGTACCGTGTTAAATATGTTTACTGCGTGGTGTATAGGAAGACATACAGCAGCAAAAATGCCCTTACAGATAATTTACATTTCTTACAACATTGCTACTGCTATTCCTAAAAGTCGAATTATCAAACAAATTGTTGACTCAGTTGAGTTTAAAAAAATATTTCCTAATTGCAGGCTTAAACCAGGTATGCAAAGTGACGTTGGTTGGTCTATTGATTTTGAATACGCAGGTATTCCTAGAGTAGGTGACGAAGAATTCACATTACGCGCTGCAGGTCTTAGAGGATCAATTACCTCAAAACGCGCACACTTGTGTCTTACGGGCGATACACTAATCTTGACAGATAAAGGCGAACAGCCAATTAAAAAAATTTATGCAGACCCAGGACGCTTCCAAATTGCTGTCAGAAACTCAAAAACACATCAAATTGATTGGAGCGACGTGGCAGCAGCTACACGGCGTTGTTCCTCAAAAATTGTTCGAATTAGAACAACAGATAACCGTTATATTTCCGCAACTCCCGAGCATCCTTTCCTTACGACAGACCAAGGGTACGAATGGGCGGGAGATATTAGTACAGGGCAAACCCTTATCGGAGTATCCGCCTGCGAATCAACTAAAAGTTTGTTTGAGTTGCGGTCAGGCAAAACAACGCACACAAAGAATCTGTACAACTTGTTGGCAAAAACTAGGAAAATTTCAAGTAGAGATTCAATGCCCCTGTTGTCAGGAGATATTCACGGTTATGTCTTCCCGTTTAGCTCAGAGATTAAGCACCGATCAAAAAATTCTGTGTTGTTCTCGGACTTGTGCGGGGCAGGTGAAGCAAATTTTAAAACCTCAGGTGTGTCTGTATTGCAACAAAAGGTTTCGCCCAACATCGCATACGACACAGTTTTGTTCTCGCCAGTGTGCAGATTTAAATCATTCCAAAAAAATGACCGGTGTGGACAACCCAAATTACCAGCATGGGGGTTATATAGGAGACTTCAAAAAACAGAGGAAGATAGTTTTAAATCGGGACAGTTTCATCTGTGTCGGTTGCAATACGAAGGAGAAGAAGTTATCTACAAAAGACGGGACAGTGCGAACAAACCTGTGTGTTCATCACATAGATCACGATCGGTCAAACAACATTTTTTGCAATCTTATAACGCTTTGCCGTCAATGCCATGTGGCTCACCATCAGGTTACAGACAAAGCTGGGAGACCCTCACCGTTTCCGGAGTTGAAAAAATTAGCGGAGGAACGCACATTGTCTATGACCTTGAAATAGACCATCCAGATCATAATTTTATTGCGAATGGATTTGTTGTAAGCAACTGTTTCATCGACGACCCCATCAAGAGCAGCGCCGATATACGAAACCCTGCTATTAGAGATGAAATGAACAACAACTGGTCATCTGTTATCGCACCAATTATTTTTGAAGGGGGTAGAGCTATTTGTTTAGGTACACGTTTTCACCCGTTAGATATACATAAAACAATGTTTGCGCCGGAAAAAAATTGGAAACAAGTGACACAAGAAGCTGTCACTTACGACAATCAAGGCAACCCCGTAAGTTATTGGCCTGAGCAGTGGAGTGTTCAGTACTTACTCGGTCAGAAAGAACTCGACCCTGTGGCATTTGCTTTCCAGTACCAGCAACAGCCGGTGTTAACCACGGATTTAATTGTTTCTCCAGACTTGCTTGTTCGAGCTGAAGTTGAAACTGAATTTGATTCGCTGGCTATCGGTATTGATTTATCCGCAAGTAGAAATGAAACCAGCGACTATACAGCTTTTGTTTTAGGCGGAAGGCTTAAAGACAAATACTTCATTATTGATTCTCACCAATGTCGGTCTATTGGAAATTTAGAAAAAATAGATTTGCTGTGCGATATGCTACTTGAATGGGGAATCTTATCTTTTCAGAACGATACGTATTTTCCGACTTATTCTACGGTTACGCTAGTAGTTGAGTCAGTTGCTTACCAAGCGAGTTTAGCGGCGGACCTTAGAAGAGTTTTGTTAAATGAGAGGGGATTGAGTAATTTACATATTCATGAAGTTAACGGTTTTAGAGGAGATAAAATAGCTCGTTTTAGAGGGACGCTAGGTTTGCTAGAAAATAAAAAAATTGTGTTTAACAGATATAGAAAATTTGATGCGTTGTTTGATCAGATTATAAATGTGGGGGCAACGTCGCACGACGACCTTTTAGACGCATACACGCATTTAATAACTTATTTACAAAGGCGAGGCAATTATTCAATAGAGTACTAAGAGTATTTTGGGGTTTATGTCCAAGAAGATCTGGGTTGCCATCACGGCGCATAAACCCTTAGAGCGCATTGACTGTTTGGTCAATCTCCTGCGTGGTTATATGGAGTTTCCTTTTACTTTTGAAACAAATATTTACATAGATTATGGTTCTCAAGACGACGTAGAGATTTTAGAAACCCTTTTAAGCGAGTTTAGTAAGTTAAATATACAAGTTAAAGTTGCTTCTCCTGGGTACGAAGGTTGGTTTTTAACTTGGGCTCACAAGACAGATTTAGCTTTGGCAATTTTAAACAAAAAAGCAGATTACTATATCTATACAGAAAATGATATGTTAATGACTTATGACAATTTTAAATACTATTTGAAGTGGAAACCAGTCTTAGCTAAGTACGAGCTTGAACCTGGGTTTGTTAGATACGAAAAAAAATATAATAAAAAAATTCCTTTTGATAACTATTACCGATATTCCCTTACTAAAGAAACCCCTAATGTCTGGTCTACTCAGGGCTATAAAGTCCCCAATGTTTTAGTTGTAGACCACTCTGTTAGTTTTTTCGTTGCTTTAGCTAATCCTTATTACGGAGCTATGATCCTAAACCAAGAAGATGGAGACTACTATATTCGTTCCGATAGCTATGATCCTCAGAAAAGTTATGAGAAAGTTGGGATTAGAAATTGGCCTATAGCTGACCGGAGCTCGATGGGTTTAGCTTTTGAAAACCCTCCTTTTGGTTTTGAGCATAGGCGTTGCGTTCCTGTACGTAAGGTTAAAGACCATTACGAGATCCTTCCTTGTGGGCTGATTTGTCATGACGACGACAAATACACAAAAAATTTATTATGTGATCCCGACCTATTGATATGCTGTGAAAGTATGTTAACCATATAAAACAGTGTTACATGGCGGTGCCCGTTTTGTATCGATCTGCTACGTTTTGAACAAAAAGCATAAGTGTGAAGTTTTACCAAAACTAGAAGCCTATGCGTTGCGGAAGTACATAGAATCAAAAAATGGAACAATCTACTGGTTTAACCCCGCCAAAGGACAATACTAACCCAGATTATTATGTCCGGAATGGTATGGAATGCTATGACGCGCAGCTAGCATCTGTCGGCCTTAGTAAATTTCAAGGGTATTTAGAGTGTTGTATTTTTAAGTATATGTGGCGCTGGGAGGAAAAAAATGGAAAAGAGGATTTACAGAAAGCTGCGGTTTATTTGGCTAAACTTATAGAAACAGTTGAGTAAACATGGACGTTAGGGCTTTTGGCAGTCGTTATGGTTTTTCAGCCACTCTTCCCTATGCCAGTGGGTTTATGGTTAGCGCGGGAACTAATAAAGTTTTTCCTGCGTGCAGAGCTCTGTATGTGGAGACGTCGAACAAAAATGCAGACAAAACTTTAATTGTTCAATTAGCTGATTCTCCCAGCTCTTTTATTAGTTTTGATCATATTCGTACAGACGTATTTTTACCTGTATCTGCCACAGCAATAAGCGGAATAAGCACAGTAGATCACGTATACGTTCTTTACTAATGGCAGACATTGCTAAAAAACGTGACCCTGAAAAATGGGCACAAGCAAAAGCACGAGCCCGTAAAAAAATGGGAGGGCACAGTGCTCGTGCCATGCAGCTTGCTGTGAAGTATTATAAAGATGCTGGCGGTTCCTACGAAGGAAAAAAATCCGAGAGCAATCGTCTACGCCAATGGGGTAAAGAAGATTGGCAGACTAAAGAAGAATACGAATCCAACCGAGAAAAACAATGACCCCTTCATCACTTGTCGATGCCTTAACTGGATCGGGTAAAAGCTATCGAGAGCGTAACTTACCTACGTCTGGTGATATGCTTAGAGGACTTACTAAAAGTAGGTCTAGGTTTAGTTCTGATTCGTTAGATCCAACCTTAGCTAAAATCATTGCATCTACAACAGAAGATTTACTTTATAGAGCAATTCAAGAAAAGGTCAGGGATGAGGAAAGGAGAAATGCCTGATTTAGCTCGCGAGCACGGGCGCACAGAACGTTATTTACCTCGTTCAGCGTGGGCACAAATGAGCCCTGCCGAAAGACGTGAAACGGACGAAAAAAAGAAAAAAGAAACGGCTGGTAATAAACCCGTCAATACCCACGTTCCTAATACAGAAAAAGCTCGTGAGGCTCGTCGGAGAGCTTCTGAGTATATTAAGAGAAAGGCAAGCTAATTATGTCTAACCCTTTTAATCAAGCTAGGGATTTTTTCTCGGATGCTTTTGCAAAGCAGGAATCTGCCGCAGGTCAGCAAACTCAGTATCAACGCAGCGTAGATCAACCAATGAGGCACGATTTTTTTCCTACACGAAAAGAAGCTTACGAGCCTGATTCACCGATGCATAATTCCGAAACGTTTATGGAAGATGTAAAAAACAGGCTGATTCAGTCTGCGATCAATAAGGCAACTCAGAAAGGACCAACACAAAGCTCTCTTACAGCGCGAGCAGGAAATGGTAATCCAACCAAGTCAGTGCTAGCATCATAGTGACACTCGCCTAAAGGTCGTGCTCTACGATTGTTTTTTATATTTTGACGAAAAAGAACTCCTTGAACTAAGGGTAAATCTTTTAAAGGATATTGTTGACGGCTTTATCATTACGGATGGAAATTTGACGTTTAAAGGGGACCCAAAACCCTTTACTTGTCTTGATACGATTCGAGAACTAGGTTTACCTGAGGAAAAAATACAAGTTCTTCACGTTGAGTTGCCTTCTAAGGAAGTAGCTCCTAATCCATGGGTACGGGAATACGCACAACGCGACGCTCTCGCTGTGGGGATGCGCTTAACTCCACCAGATTCCGTCTTTTTCTTTAGTGATGTCGATGAAATACCGAAACCGGAGGCGGTTTTACAAGCTGTCGAAATTGCGAAAGCGAATCCAGACCGGTGTGTACGTCTGTCGATGCCTATGTTTTACGGGAGGGCAGATCTTAGAGTTATTGATCCGAAAGGTGATCCTTCCAAACCCCCAAATAACTGGACTTGTGGCACCGTGGTTTTATACAATCACCTAGAAGAAACACCTTCGCAAATCCGAATGAAGGACAATGGCCTTGTTGTGGGGGATTGCGATTGCGGTTGGCATTTTTCTTGGATGGGTGACTCGGCTCGGATGAAACGAAAACTCACATCGTTTTCTCATTGCTACGACGATATCCCTAACGCACATGCTCCTGCCTACAGCCAAGAAATGTTAGACTTTTTAGATTCTTATAAAGCTTTACCGGGGAGTACAGATCCTTTAGGTCGAAAAGATCATATTTTACAAGCGTACCCACATGACCTATTACCGCCAGAGTTGTTTAAACTAGATAGAGTAAGAAATTATCTGCTTCCCGATGGCTAACCAGATGCCCGAACAACTCCGTGAGCACTTTGCCAATAAGGCAAAGCACGAGGGTAAACATGGAGATAAGGAAGAAAAAATGGAGAAGCGTAAGGAAGCTTTGAGGAAAGCTAAAAAAGTTAAAGCTGCAGGTAAAAAAGCTTAATTTTAAATTTTTAATTTCGTTGTGTAGTTAACAGAATGGCCGACCAGATCGGAGTCCGTCAACGCTTTCAAGAAATTCTTGAGGCTTCGCGGACTCAAGATAGATCCAAGCAAGCGTCTACTTTAGTCGTTCTTAGTCACATCCAGCAAATGACGCTGTTGATGATTAAGAAGGGCTTGACTTTTTATTGTGAACAAGACACTTATAAAGCTAGATCTAAATTTTTAGATAGCTTGATTACTTTAAATAAAATTGATATTCGTTTTCCTTCGATTATTCGTAATTTTTTAATCGACGGATGTGGTTTATTTTATTTTCGACCTGACCCCAAATTAAAGTATCAAATATACTTTTTTTCTAAAGATCAGTATCGTGTTTACCACGATGTAAACGGAAACTTAGATGAAGTTGTAATAATCTACAAATATAAAATTCGTAGTTCTAACATTGGTTTACCTTCTGACACAGCAGGTTTAAACGAACGCTATGTCCGAATTTCTATTACCGAAGAACGTATATCTGAATTTGAGTCTAATACAGAGTTGAGTTTTGACCTGGAGCCAGGAGGACTCGTCACTTCAAGAAATACGCGAGAAAATACACTTGGATTTATACCTGCTGTTGAGGTTCTTAACAAACCAGACAGTAGTGGTACTTCTGGTGAAGGCGAATTTGAACCTTTTATGGAACAAATTGTTCTTCATGACACCTTAAATACGAACATTGCTAAAAATATTGAATTTTTTGGTAATCCGACACTTATTAGTTCGCGTCCTCGTAGTGATCTTGTCGAAGCTAGCGACTCTGATCGCACTTTCCGTCCAACAATTAGTAGTCAAAGTGGATTTGCTGGTCGCGATACCCCCTCGACACGAGTAAGCGAGCCTTTTGGTTCCAGTGGTTTGATGGGCGGGCTGAGAGTCCCTCGAATTATTGCCAACGTCGAGCCTTCGGATCGTGTTGGTTACATGACACCAGACCCTGTTAACGGGGACATGAACCGATGGGCTTTAATGCTGCGTGAAGAAATTCGGACAGCATTAGGAGGTGTTGATGAAATTTCAGTTTCTGCTGGTGCCACTGCCACAGAAATTAAGGGTTTGATGGGTCGCGCTCAAGCCACAGCACTAAGAAAAAATAAAAGTTTCTTGGTGTACGGGTTCTGTAAGTTGTTGGAGATGATTCTCTACCACCAAGAAGAAACTTTTAAAGATAGTTTTGCCGCTGTTGTTAAGCTCAAAAAGCCTAAACCTGTTGCCGATGATTCATCTGAAGAGACAATTCGCTTTGAAGTAGAACAGCAAAAGTTTGACCAAAAACTAAAACAGATGATGCAAGAAGCGCTTTCAACTTCTGCAGTCCCACGTGGTGTTTTTGGTTTACCTCCAGATGGAGATCGTACTGTTGCGTACCGCTTCCAAGGCGATGTCTATGAGGACACGGCCTACGACATAAACCAAAAGTCTATTGTTGTCCGAAATTTGCAGGAATTAGGAGTTGACAGTGTCGAAGCTTTACGTTATTTATTCCCGGATAAGACGGATACTGAGCGAGAAGAAATGTTAAAAGGATTTCCTTTCAGGATGATCCAACAAACTCAAAGCGCAATGCAACAATTTTTAGTATTATTATCACAGATGTTGCAAACGCCACATCCTCTCGCCCCGGATCAACCCTTAGGGGCTGACCCTAGATTAAACATAACGCCCCTGTTATACAGGACGTTTGACCACCTCGCGCAAGAACTAACCTACTCGGGTAGCTATGAGCCAGCAGATCCAAGCTTCGATCCCGAGCCCGGTAGCGGCAGCAGCCCCCTCGGCGGCGCCAGCAATGGACCAGGGCTCAACCGCTTACCCGCAGTGGGTGGCGCAAACCAGTACCCCGGCGGTAGCTTCGGTACCTACAGCCCAAATGCCGTCGCAGGCAACACAGGGTTCGGTCCTTTCTACCAGCAACCAGTACAACCAGTCTCCGTCCGCTTACTCCCCGAACAATCCGTGGGAAGCAGCAATGGGCAGCCTGGAGCGGGTGGTGTCCAGGATGTCACCACTCCCCAGCCAAACAGCACCGTCTCCACAATACGCGACGACGCAACAGGCTATTCCTCAGTACAGTCAGCCTTTACAGGCCCAACCATGGGCGTACCAAGCGCCTACGGCAGCCCCGACTTACTCCAACAACGTCTCTACGACCCAAGCTTCCTCTCAGGCTTCTACGGGGCGCAGCCAAGCCCCCCAGCTAAGCCCCGCAAGCGCTCAAGTCGTTAATCACTTCGGCATCGAGGCTCCCGGCATCCTTAATCAGTATGCTGTTACTCTCGAAGACGCTCTGATTGCTCAGAACGAAAATATGAACTCCATCGCCACACGTGGCGCTGCAATGGAGCATATTCTTACTGATCCTGATCAACTAGCTGATTACACCAACCGGTTCTTCACCGAAGTGTATCCAGTAGATGCAGATAACTCTGGTTATCCTGCTCAGCAAGCAGCTTATCAACCTCGTTATGACATGCCTGCTGTTCCTGCTTCTGCAGGCGCAGTTCGCAACGATCCTGACACTCAGTGGAATGGTTTCTCCCAAACCATGAATCAGAATCCCGAGCAAGCTTGGCGTTATCTGAGTCAAATGAGCCCTGACGCTTTCCGTCAGAAGCTCTTGTTCTTAGACGCCGCTTAATTTACGTTTTAATACTAAAATTCCCCCGGAAACGGGGGTTTTTCTATGGCTCCTTTTAAATCAGAGGCTCAAAGACGTAAATTTTACGCAATGGCTGAGCGTGGGGAAATCCCTGAAGCAACAGTCAGTGAGTATGAAGAAAAAACTCGCGGGGATTTACCCGAAAGGGTTAGTGCTAAAAGAAAAGCCCAGCAGTACACTAATAGTAAAAGAGACTAACCATGGTTCTTCCTATCGGACACACTCGTCGTCGCGAGTCTTCAGACAATTCAGCACTTTTGGCTCAGTTAGACGAGCTAAAAAAAGAACTTGCCTCTGTTAAAGAGGAATACAAGTCGGATATGGAAAAAATTGCTTTAGATATCGTCACAGTGGATTCTAAAAGACAACCTCCAGCCGAATAATTTAACTAGGTATACTTAAAGTAGCCCTCTGTTGAGTTTTCCGTGGGTTACATTTCACTTGTTAACTATAAGTACGACACTGGACTGCATCAGCAACAGTCTGGACCTTATCGTGCTGGCGATGATCTGGCTTTAGCTCAAAAATACCTAGTCGTTTCGAGCGGTTACGTCGATTCGCTAGGAAATCAAGTGTCATGGTATGGCGTTAACGATTTTGGCGCTGATTATGGACGCCCCGTTATAGGTCCTCCTAACTCAGGTGCCTACGTAGTCGATAGTTGGAGGGCAGTACCTGTTGCAGTTTCTGGTTATTGGTCGGATTATAACTTTACTTATTATTCTCCAAGCGGAGAAATGAGTGTTTACACCGGTTTTAGAGGATTTACAACTCAAAAAATAGCTAACGCCAAGGTTTCAACAACTTATAATCCTCCTTTTGGTATTCGTGATACGGGCGCATACACTTATTACTTCGGAGACGCTCCTTCTAGTCAATCTTACGACCCATACAATACTCCTGAGGGAAATACGTCAGCTGAAGGAACCACTGGCGGCGGCGTGGCTCACCCACGTCAAATGGGTACGCTTTTAACTACCACAGCGACACCTGGTGCTACAGAAGTAACAAGAGCGGAATGGAGGTACAATCCTCCCGTATATTGTCAGACTTTGACTGAAACTATTTACGCTCAAGTTCCCGGTTTAATGGGAGCTCCAACTCGTTACATCTATCGCGGTAGGTCCTCACGTTACGCTTTTAATCTCGGGTCAATTTATGGAATTACGGGAGAAGGCATTCGTGCGTTACCTCATCGGTTTAGTCCTTCTGTAAATGTAAGCAATCAGAAGAATATATAGATTTATTTAAGGTAAACAAAAAAAGTAAATAACGCTATTAATGCGACAAACAATATACCATCTGTCTTTAAACAGCTTAAAATAAAGGAGTAGTTTTTCGGAGGTTGGCGCTTTGTTCGTCGACAATGATTTTCCGAAGCTGCTCGGTGCAGAGCTCTACCGTCCGCATCCCGCGTACGTTGTAGAGATGGCTGCAGAACCCGTGGTTGTTCATGACTTCTGAGCTTATTGTGAGCTAGGGAACTTCCAGGCGAAATCCTGGTCGAATAACTCCGTGAATTGCTGGAAAGCCGGACCCCTCTCTCGAGTAGGGAAGGCCAATCAGCAGCCAAGCCAATCAGAAATGGTTGGAAGGTCCAACGACTAACACTGTCAATGCTTTCTCTAAGCGACTCTTCGTACCTTAAAGGTGCCTGTTTAGGTGATGGATGCTTACGTAAAGTAAGCAGTACCACAGCTCTGTTACAGATGACTCATTCTGCTAAACAGAAAGATTATCTTCAATGGAAAGCTGATCGCCTAAATAAAATCTTTAAAAGCAGTAATGAGGTTAAGCCAAGAGAGATAATTCTCTCTGGTAAAACCCATGCAGCTTGTCAATGGTGGTCTCCATCTTCAGAGGTTCTTTTACCTTTGTGGAAGGAACTATATCCAGACGGTCGAAAACGTTTTAGTCCCATCTTCTTAAGGGAAATTGGATTAGAAGGTTTGGCTCTTCTTTATATGGATGACGGAAACTTGCATATTCGCAAGCGAGGTCAAAATAAACAAGGAGAGTTAATGATTAGAGAACGCACTGTAGAGCTAGCGCTTTATGTTCCACACGACATTGCCGTGATGATCGGCGATTGGATTGAGTGTCTTACAGGAGCTTCGTTTATCCCCAGGATTCCGATGAGCCTTAAATCACCTGATAAGTGGAATTTAAGAGCAGGGGGAACTGAAGCACGTCGATTTGTCGATTCGCTTAAACCTTTTGCTTGTGAAGCAATGGCCTACAAATTTGACCTTCATTATGACTCTTCTTCTAATCGAGGAAAAGCCAAGTGGAGCGAGGCTGACCGAGAGAAGTATCTCTTTGAAGCCGATAAGGTGACACGAGCGCGGAGCACCCAAACAGATAATGCTGTGGGTGATGATATAGTCTTGTCACTACCGCCCTTAAGGTAGTGTGTGAGGATAAAGAGCCTCGCAGCACTCTAGATTGAGTGTAAAACAGCAAAACAACCCGGTCAAACCGTTCAGCTTGATCGTTACAGGTTCTGGGGCAATCCCGGAAGCAAAGAGTCACGTGAGCGTACTGCAGAGCAGACCATCGGTACTGCTAGCAGCCGCAATATCGTGAAGGATAAAGTGTTGGTTACTCTTCGCGAGTTAACGTGTAGCTCCCTTGCGGCGTAATCCGCATTGAATAACGGGGTGAATTGCTGGAAGCCCTCCAACCAGTACATTTTGTACTTATACTGGTCTGGTAATCAGCAGCCAAGCCAATCAGAAATGATTGGAAGGTTCAACGACTAACACCGAGGCTGACCGAGAGAAGTATCTCTTTGAAGCCGATAAGGTGACACGAGTGCCCCGCACCCAAACGATTTAATCATGGGTGATGATATAGTCTGACCTTACGGGATGGTAAACCGTAAGAACTAAAGGATAAAGAGCCTTTAGGGTAACAATGTGACACCGGTCCTGCCGACCCTAGCGATCCAACACAAGCAAGTACATTTAAGATTGCACGTGAGACACTAATTACCGCTCAGCGTTTGCTGTTGGATACCGGTAATCTCACTGCCTTCCACCAATCAATTGGTTCTTTGACCCTGCTCGACGACTATCGTCGTTGGCGCGATCGGGTGTTCATTAATGAACTCCTGAAAGCTGTATCTAAAGGTCAATCTTCTGATACCCAAGGTGGTTACTACTACCCCGGTAATTTGGCTGTTGGTTCTTTAACCTACACCAACTCAGAGCAAGCCAAGTTTGACGTTAAGGATGACCTTCTCCGCGTGGTGAAGTCTCTGCGTAAGCGGAACACCCCCACCTACCAAGACGGTTTCTATCGTTGCGTTTGCGACCCCACGTTCCTGATGCACCTGCGTCAGAACAGCGATTTCCGCGAAGTGGCTCGCTACCCCGGCAACGGTCAGATCAACCCACTCATGTCTGCTATGCAGCCTAACGCTGCTATCTACATGGGTCAGGGTTTTGGGCAAGCCTCCTTCGTGGCTGGCGAACCCATCATGCCTACCGGTTTTGTGTTTGAAGGTGTGCGATTCTTCGAATCCACCAACATGCCTTCCCAAACCGCCACAGCAACTATCGGTGGTACTTCGACTACGTACGACAGTGCTATCGGTATGTTCTTCGGCCCTCAGAGTGTTGGCGTCGGTATCGGCGGTAACAATGCTCAAGTGCTGCTTAACAACAACGACGATTTCAGCCGTTTTATCATGATGATCTGGAGCCTGTACGCAGGTTTCGAGCTTCTAAACGCTGACTTCGTTACTGTTGCCTACTCGTTCAACGTTTGAGGAGGTAACTAACAATGGCAACTAACCCTAATCAGCTTCAAGTTTCCAAAATCTATCCTGGAAACTATACAAACGTTCTACGTTACTGGCACGACGAAAAGACGTTCCAGTTCCGTAATGCGAACGACACGGAAACCACCTACACCAATCAACCTATTGGTGGTCCAGTTGGTGTGGTATTTACTCCAGGTTGGGTAGCTCAACAAGCTATTGGTTACGTCGACTTGTCGTTCCAAGCTTTGGGCACCACTAGCCAACTGGAGTATTACACTCAGGCTTACAGCTCTGGTCTAAACGGAGCTAACAGTCCCTTCTTGAACGCCAATGTAATCATTCCTTCACCGGATGCTTACAAAGATGTTCGCGCTGATATTACTGACGGTGTCAAAGTGCCTTCTGGTGCTTATGTTTATCGTTTGTCCCTCCGTGTTGACGGTGGCGACGTTATCAGCAGCGGTGTTGGCGGCGGTAGTGCCACCCCTACATTGGGTCTTGGCCCTGCTGTGGGTGTTGGTCTTAATACCACACCTTCTGCTTCCGGATTCTTCGTTACCCTTGCTGGTAGCAGCAGCCGGATTGCAAACGGTTCCTTCAATAGCAACAACGTTTGGAACAGCGCTACTTTGTATCGGACTGGTTCCGAAACTCAGTACAAACTGTTTGCTGTGACTAACCTCGGCGGTGCTGCCGCTTCTGGTCTTGCACAAGCATCCGGTGTGTTCGATCCTCGCGCTACTAACGGACAACTTCGGGGCAAAAACAAAGCTCTGGGTATCTGTGAAGTGTGTTGGTTCCTGTCTGACGAAGCTCCTAATCGCGATGATTTGGCTCTTCAGCCTGCTGGTCTCATTGAGTCCAACGTTTACACCTCTACTGTTCCTTCCTGATCTAGTTAAAGGTAAATACAAGACCCCTCTTCGGAGGGGTTTTTTTATGCATGGCAATATGACAACTGAAATTGAAATTTGTTAGTAAACTATTCGTAGACACTGCTTACATAATGACCGCTATCTCAGTTCAAGACGTTTTGTACAAACCAAGTGGAGTTAAAGTTGAAATTTTGAGTGAGCACGACGAAGGTGAATACAAAATGGTCCGCTCAACCACGACAGGAAAGGTATTTTTCGCTCATAAAGGCCAAATTGAGATTGTAGAAGGTAGCGAAGATAAAAAGGACGCAAAACCCTCCTTAAAACGCCGTGGCCGTCAAATTATTCAGCCAGAAATCCCTTTTGAGAACCGGATCAACATAAATGGCGCTACTCCCGAGCGGTTAACGCAGGTTCTTAAAGGAGTAGGAATAAAAACCGCTGTGGAAATTAAAGAGCTACAACAATCTATGCCCGGAGAGCGTTTTACAAAGTTAGAACAGCTAAAAGCCATCACTCGTGTTGACTGGGACGAGGTTCTTGCTGCTGGTGTCGTCTACGTAGAATAATTTAAATTTTTATTTTGTAAATCGGGTAGAATAAGTTTATCTAGTGCTTAAATAAAGTGTCTCAATTCTCTCAACAAGAACTTGAGCAGATTCAAAGCTATTTAGCGCAACAAGGTGTTGTTTTCCAAGCAACAACCACCGATGCGACTAAAAGAGAAATAATTTATGCTGCGGTTAATCAACTTACCCGTAACCCTGCTCAGACGTTTGGTTATAGACTTGATGATTTTAACTTTAGTCGTTGTGCATATCACCTTGGATACAATATTGCCACAGTGCCTGCCGGTGACTATGCTCGACTTTTAGAAGCTACAAGTAGTATTCCTTCTGAGTTCTATTACGACAAAATTGTTGGTCAAATTGAACGTTGTGAAGAAGCCGAGCGCTTAACTGAGCTGGCTACTGGACGAGCAACCAGTCGTCAAGAAACAATTTTCGGTGATGTTAGTCGTTCCATTAATATCCAAGATAAAAGGGAGACCTCAAGAATCTGGAGAGAGAATTACCAATTTGAGTGTGATCGTTTAGCCCATATGCTTTATGTTCCTAACTATAAAGACCCTGTTACAGCTCGTTACCGTTATGAACGTAGTGGCGGAGAGTTTATTCAAGCTATACCCGGTCCTCCTGATACAGCAAGGGCCGACAGGATTTACTTTTACACTAAATGGAGGTGAGCGCTATATTTAAACAAGAAGTAGCCCCGCTTTTACGTGGAACCTAACTTACGCAGAGCTGTAGAACTTTTCTCGCAAGGAATTAAGCAAGGTTCTCTTTTTACTAAAAGCGGAAACCCGCAGAATTTTTCTGGGAACAGGAGGCCTTTTATAGGTTCGGATCCAATACCTGTAAATCAAGGTCGCACACCGATTCCCCCTTCTTTTCGTCCTAACCCTGTTTCACCAGGTCAGCTAGGTCTTTTTGATATCAGAGCGACTCCTTCTCCCTCTGCTCCTGTTGTACCTAACCAAAATCCAGGCGGCTCTTTAGATAGATACGGTGCTATTGCACGATATGGCGCCTTAGCCACACAAGAACCCCCCGGTCAATTAGCAACAATAAATAAAACACCAGGTGGTTCTTTACTACCCACTTCTCGCGATCTAAGAATTTTTCTTGAAAACATAGGTCCCTATGGTACTCCTAGTTTAGGTGGGGCATTAGCTCTAGCAGCTAAGCTAGAAGGTTCGACTCCAGAACCTAATTATAAAAATTTAGGGTATGCATCAGAAGCCGATATGAGGCGAAAAGTAAGTGCCCAAGAACAAGCTCCATTAGAAGCTTACGCCAGGATCAAGGCTCGTGACCAAGAATTTAATACAAACCGTACTGACGCAGGTCGTTATATACCAGGTAGTCAGCAACGACCCATACCTGAAAATTTAACGGATGCGCAGAGGTTAGAAGCTTACGCCAGGATCAAGGCTCGTGACCAAGAATTTAATACAAACCGTACTGACGCAGGTCGTTATATGCCAGGTAGTCAGCAACAAGCCGTAATTAATCAAAATACTCTTCCTCAAACTACTCCTCCCGGTAACACCATGACACCCGCATCCGCTGCTTTCACTAGATTTTTTGTAGATGACGCTAATCGTCTTACTCCAACAGCAAGGGAGCTAGCTACCGCCACGGGTGGTGTACAAACTCGTGATCTGGGTTCTCTTACCTCTGGACTAAAAACAGCGGATCTAGAAAGCCTACTTAACAGCGTGGCTTCGGCTCAAGCAATGCCGGAGTCTCCAAGTTTTATGGCAGGCAATCCTTTAATGGGTACGCCAAAATTAATGCTTAGCGGAGCACGGGATCAAGCTGTTAATGAACAAAAACAGCAATACGCCAAACAAGGCGCTCCTAAAGGAATAACAGATGAGCAACGCGATTATGTGATGACTATGCAAGCACAGCAAGCTGCAGGTAAAGTTTTATTACCTGAAATTTTGAAAAATTTAGGTTACTCACCGCAAGATCCTGCTACTCGCGATTTAGCCGTGTGGGCGGAGTCAAACCCAGGACTTGCTCTTGCTGTTTATAACAAACAGTTAGAACAAAATTTAAATAACCGCTCTGATTTTCCTTCTCCTAGAGAGTTATCGTCTAGTGACCCAGTAAATCAACAATCGGCAAGTAACGTAGAAGGAACAATGGTTAACTCCCCTATGGGAGCTAACTTGGCTCGAAATGCCGTGGCTAACAGTCACTTTAAAGCTGACGCTTATGTTTCTGGAAGTCAATTATCTAATGAGTTAGCCGACGCTACCCAACCTCTTGTTCAACCAACTTTGCAAACAGCCGAACAATTTATAGATCAAGCACCTGAACGTGCGAGAGCAACGGCTCAAATTTCAGACGAGATGTTAGAAAGGGCTTTGGAGCTTAAATTAGGTAAACTGTCAATGGATCCTTCCTTACTCGGCAATTAAACCAGGAGAGTAGTCATGCCCTTTAATGATTTTGATTTTTCTGGCGGTTTTCAGCCGATTGAGTCAGCAACCTTTGGAGTTGCGTCTTCGCCGAGTTTTTATGGGTCTAGTCCTTCAGATGTCGATTTAGCGTTCGGTAAAGGAATTGGAGTCGATACGTCTAAATATAGTATTGATAGAAACAAACCTAAGGATTTTGATTGGCTTTCGGCTATAGGTATGGGTCTTGGAGTTGCCGGAGACGTTATCGGAGCTTCTAAGGGTAGCCCAACTGGTTACTCTAAAGAGTTATTAGCAAAATCGAAGCAACGTATGAGTGGGGATCTTTTAACTGATTATTTGAATAACCCTAAATCAAATACTATTGGGTTAGCTTCTATTTTTGCCGGGTTGTTCAACAAGAACATGGGCGACTACTTAAGCTCAGCTTCTACTGGCTCGTCTATAGCCTAAAGAATACGCGCTAGACTTTAACCAAACCCAATAGTTGTGCAGGGCATTCGGAGTTTTAAATGGCTTCTACTTCCACAAACAAGCAACCTTGCCTTATTGATCGCCCTTTTTTAAGAGGGGCTAAAATCAATAGTGGCACATCAACTGTAGATCCTACAAACCCTTCGTTTGCGAATCTAGTTCAACTTGTTCGTGTGGGTGATTTACCTACAGAAGACGCTGCTTTAGTTGAAGATATTTTTCTAGTCAGTAATGAAGGTTATCCAAATAATGGAGGCAGAAGGACTTGTGAATTAATTTTTTACGTATATGCTCCAAATCAATCTGCGCCTTCCACTTCCACGGCTTTAATGCTATCCAAGGTTGAAGTTGGACTCAGCGGAGCTACTGAAGGAAATATTCAAAGAATCGAGTTACCTGCTATAAACGCTCCCGTACCTGGTGTTGGTGATACAAGTCTTCTTCGCCCTATTGAAGTAGGCAAAGGTGAAGGGCTTTATCTTGAGAAAGGATACATTCTTTGCGTCGGTTACATAGGTAATGGTCCAGCTGCAGTTTCTGGTGGTCTAAGCCCCTCTGGTATCACTGTCTTTGCGCAAGGTGGGTTCTATTGATCCGTGTCTCGCAAAAAAGGTTCTGACAGTTTTTCCTTTAAGAACCAAAAGTCACTTGGCTCTTTTGAATCTATTTCAAACATTGCTGGTGCTGACAATAAATCTCAACTTATAAACCCATTACCTTTTGAACGTAGGTTCAGACCTGCAGTTGGTACAAAAGATTTTAGTATTTTAAGTGACTATGATTATGCTTCCCTTTGGGTTCGTTGGCGCCGTGGCTACGAACTTAGTATGTATGCACAAGGTGCGTACAGCGGTCTAGTTTATTCATCTTTTAAATATTACGTCTCAGGCACTGCTGGTGTAGGAGGTTACATACCCGGTCTATTCTTTGTATATCCAACGCGCCGTGCCGATACCAGAATGCACATGGTGGGTATTCGCCCACGAGATACTTTTAACTTTTTGGACTTTGGTATTTCAATTCAATCTGTAACTCAATACAACGATACAACTTATGCCGTTGTTTTAAGTCAAAGATTTGGTTCTCCTATTTCTTATTTCGCTGGAGAGGTATTATCCAATAGGTTTAGAGCGGATGGTAGCGAAAAAGAGTTTGGATATAACAACTACACAGTTGTAGCAGTAGGTTTTAACGGAGTAGTAACTACCCCGAGTATAAATCCAGACTTCAACACATTATTCCTTTCATTTTCAGAAAATGCAAGTTGGTCCGTGGTTGATGCCAACACAATTGTTGTTCCCGCTACAGGACCTCCTGCCGTTGGTGAATTTTTAACCACTGAAATACGAGTTCAGTGTTCGTGTCAAGATTTTTTAAATAGGGAAGGATTTAATTTCTATAATCTTTCTTTGAAACAACGATACCCTTATACAAAAGTACTCAACATAGATCCTGGTTATTTTGATGCAGGTCCAAATGCTCCTACTCGACAAGCATCTTCCGCTGATTACCCTGGTTATGTGAGAACCTTTGGTTTTATTTATTTAAATAAAATTTATACCGCTCCTGTGTACTCAGACACAGCTATTTACTCGGATCCATTTTTATTTTATTTTCAGCCTAAATGGTGTAAACACATATACGCTTCTTTCTGGGATATGCAAAGAAGATTTAATCTGTCGGATGTTACATCGTTTCGGTTACCCCAACCAAATGATGAACCAATGAATGAGTATTACCGTGAAAAATTTGAGATTGATTTAAAAAAACAAATGAGCTATTTAAAACGAGAAGAAGATCTTGTTTGGTGGCAACGTTACAGTCCTTCTTTAAGCGGGCTACCGAAGCATTTACTTTATTCTGATAAATATAATATGATTGCCAAAACGTTAAACTTTGGTCAATTAGACGATCTTACCGAACTACAAGATACAAATTTTGAATTATTTACAATTGACGATTTTAACCCATTAAATCCTGGTACTTTACCTCAGGAAACTTACGACGGAGGAACATATGCTAATGGAGTTATTGTTACCAGCTCTCCGAACAGCATAGACGGAGGTCAGTATAATAATGGTAATCTAGTACCTCCTAGTTCTCCCCCCTCATTTATAAACGGAGGAACTTACTAAAATGACTTCAACGCCAGTTACGATCTTATCTAAAAGATCTGGTAATGCTTCAGATAGACCTAGTGGAAACATTCTTGTTAATGGTGAGCTATCCATAAACTTTGGTGCTGCTGATCCAGGAGTTTATTTTGAGGACTCTGCGGGAAACATAGTTAAAATCGGACCTACCCCTTATGGAACTACAGCACCTAATGCGGTGCCTGTAGGGTTAGCGGGAAACTCAATCGGAGAGCTGTGGACAGACGCTACAGCAGGAAATCCTTACTTAAAAGTGTGGACGGGCTCAGCGTGGACAAAAATATATGCTGGTCTTGCGGACACAGCAGCTTTTGCTACTCAGGCTAACTCTTGCATAATCGCCAGTGGTGCGATAACAGCTTTCGCCACCACAGCGAATACTGCGCTTTTAGCTAGTGGAGCAATACTTGCTAGTGGCGTGGTCACTTCTGCAGGAACACCCTCGGTTTTAGTATTACTTAGCGGACTACCTAGCCCCACCAGTTATTCTTCTGGAACTCTTATTTATCAAGTGCAAAGCTCTGGGGCCACACCTAGTGGCTTGTTTGTTCGCGCCCTTAATGGTTGGGCCTTTACTTAGACCTCAGTGTCGATTTAAGCATCCACGCTGCTTTAAACATGTCTCCCGCAAGTTCCGCCATATAGTTTTCAACGTCAATTGCTCCAAGATCTCGGGCATATTCCAGTACATCTTTTGCTGTCATTCCAGCGTCTTCTAAATTTTTTAAGTAAGTAGTGAGCATATTGCGTGTGTCGTAATCTTTAACGTGTTTAAATCCTTTATGTGCCTGTAATAGTCCACGTTGGCACATAGGCATTAAGTAATCTAATGTTCTAACAAACTCCGATGTTTTATCGAACTGTACGATGTGAGCTTCGTACTGCTCCTTTAAAAAATCATGGATTGGAAAAAATAGAGGTCCTTCGATATTTAAGTGAATTAAATGGGACTGGGCGTAAAGCTGGTGTAAGTATGAGGCATAGTCAATTAAAATTTCGACCATGCCTTGTACTGTTGTCTTTGGCTGCTCGATTTCGGGCTGAATCGACTCTTGCTCGGACTCCATTGCGATCGTGGGCTGCATTTGTGTTTGGGCGAAGGAATCCGAGTAAGTCATATCAGAAAGAAGCTAAAGAACAGGCTTCTAGACCGGATTCTTCTACTGTAGCTTCCTCTTTATAGTCTTGGAGGAAGGACTCTAGTGCTTCTTTGTTGACGCGGTACAGCGATTTAGCTCCGTTTGGTTGCAGATTGATGTACACAGACTTAGGCCAGCCTCCGTTCTGATTGGATTCTGACAGAGCAATACGTTTACGAACAAAGCCCGAACTACAGTTAAGTAATTTCGCAGTTTCCGCAATGGTCAACAAAGTTTTGGCGTCCATACAGCTTGTATGCAAGAAAGAATCAGACGAGCTTATGTTAGCCTAGTTAGCTCTGTGCGCAACACAAGTTTTTGACCCTTAGACGAATTTAATGTTTGTGAATTTTTTTGATTGCCTTTAGGTTTTCTATAATTTGAAAAGATATTCAGCTCAAATGACAATTCGACTGGCAGGGGAGATTTTTCATGGGTATAACAAACCAAAACGGGATAAACAGGGAGGAAAAAAGTTTGCCGTGGCAGCTAAAGAGGGTGATCAAGTTCGCTTAGTTAGATTTGGAGACGCAAATATGGAAATTAAACGTGATGACCCCGAGCGAAGGCGTAATTTTCGTGCGCGTCATAACTGTGATGAGCCCAAGAGCAAACTAACAGCGGGTTTTTGGAGCTGCCGAAACTGGTAGTTTAATTTTCGGGTTTTTGAAATTCGAAAAGGTTTGGATTTAGCTACAATTAAGGCACCTGTAGCAGGCCGATGAATGGAGACTGTGCTGAAGGACAAAAAAGAGTCCACTGCGGCTTGACGCTTGAGGACGAATTTACGCTGACTCGTATCCGCAATAAAGCTCATTCCCTTAAGAACAGAGAAAGAGATCAGTTTTTTTGGAATATTATTTACCGACTTATTTGCCGTGAACGGGCTTATCTTTCTGTAATGGATGACGCCGGAATCGCTGTGGATACGAATATAGATTTGTTTGATGACGATGTAACTTCAGTCGAAAATTAATACTTTTTATATTTATTGTTTGTTTAGCTAAAGTAATATCGAGGTTAAATTTATTCTTGGCTTTGCTCCTCATGTAAGCCCAAGCCAACTGGACAAAAATCTTTTGATTTGCGGGAGCCAGTGTTGTTGCTTTAATTTGATGATTCTTTGCCCTAGCTTTGTTCGCCACCTTGCAGTTACTTTCAGCTTAATTACGTCTGTCCAAGCCGTATTTGCACCAGGTCTCAAGGCCGAATCAAACTGGGTTAGATAAAACTCTGATAATTATGCCAAACCCTCGCATTGGATCTTTACCTCCGGCTGATCGTGCAGCGATATTTGAGGCTGCAAAAAAATTAAAACTTAATCCATACGAATTAGGAGGGTTTCTTTCCTTAGAGTCAGGAACCAATATGGACCCCAATATTTGGGGTGGTGAGGGAGGAAAACACTATGGGATGATCCAATTCGGACCGGGGGAAAGAGCAAAATACTTAAATCCTTCTCGTATTGGTAAATATACTCGTGCGGAACAGATGCCGAGTGCTGTTCAATTTCTTTTGGACAGAGGGTATAAGCCAGGTATGGGGATTGAACGTGCTTACGCAACAGTTTTAGGAGGTAATCCAAATGTTTCGTTAGGTAAGGAAGATTCTTTTGGTACTTCTGTTTCTAGTGCAGCAAAACGTTTTCGGCAAGGGGGCGATCTTTATGAGAACGCTAGACGTGTTCTAGGAGATCTACCTAGTTTTGGTGCTAAAGCCGAAGTACCTAATCAGCAAACAAATGCAAATGCAGAGACAACTCCTTTTAAAGTTAAACCTTTTGACTTTAATGAAGCATTAAACGAAACAATCTCTAAAAATTTAATTGCTTCTACGGCTGTAAAAACGGATGCTCCAAATGAGTATTTACAGGCTTCTTCTTTACTGCAACTAGCCTCCGAGTTAGAAGACAGTGAAGACCCTCGTAATCAAGACGCCGCAGAAATATATAGATCTCAAGCTATGAGTGCTATGGTCAAAACAACGCCTATGAAGGATCCTATTGATTTAGTTAACAGTTATTTAAATGTTGCAAAAGAAGAGCAAGGATACAACCAAGCTGCTTCTGACTTGGAACAACTTGTTAATAACATGCGACAAGGTAATCTTGCTCAAAACGCAGGTAAAAATATTGAAACTGCAGCAAAACCGTCACAAGGGGTTGCTTATACAGGAGTTTCTATAACAAATCCGAACGATACTGGAGGGAAAGGTATGGACTTTGTTATTGAGGGAGGTAAAAGAGGAGCAAAATTTGTAGCTCCTTTCCAAGCAGAAGTTTTAAAAGTAACTAGAGACCCCAGAGAGTTTAATTTAGAGAAAGGAGCCACCACTCGTGGTTACGGAAATAATGTCGAGCTTAGGTTTAAAACACCTCAAGGAAAAGTAGTAGATACATTAATTGCGCACTTTGATGAATTAAACCAGAATCTTAAGCCAGGAGATGTAATAACTCCAGGCACGTACATAGGAACTCAAGGGCGAACTGGATCCACTACTGGGGCTCATATCTCTATGGATTTCTTTAATCCGGGTTCTACTTCAGCAGACGCGGAGGTTAAGAAGATTAAAGATTTTATTCGTGGTAGAATAGAGAAAGGTCTTCCTGTTTTTGGATAATGGCTGACGGATTTGCTACAAATATGGGTGCTATTCTTGCGATGAATGCGCAAGCTGCAACCAAAGGTGCAGCAGAAGGTCGAGAGCAAGATTACACATCTAAACAAGCAGGTGTTCTTGGCAGCATAGATACTCTAACCGGCACTAAAACTTCAGATTTATCTAAAAAGTTTAGAGATTATTTTAAATCTACAATAGATGCTGCTGTTGCAAAACACGAAGCTTCTATAAAGAATTTTGATCCTAAGCTTTTATCGTCTCCTTCTTATAGAAATGCTATGGGCGCCATTGGCGGCCAAATGAAGGATTACGGAACAAAGGTAATGTACGATATGGGCAAAATTAATTCTGCTATTGGTACGGCATCAGACGCTTCCTCTCAAAGAGTGGCGTCACAAGCTTCTGGTTATGCAAGAGCGGCTGTAGATACAACTAAAGCGGCTACACAGAATTTAGCAAACTTAGCTAGTTCTAATGTTGGTAGTCTAAGAGGGACAACGGCAGCGGGAACAGGTTTACTTGCCGGGACAAGTGAGCGTGGTGCTTCTCGTTTATATGGAACTTTGTCTGCTCCTATTCAAGCATTTCAAAGTGTTCAAGGAAGTCAAGCTTTTTCAAACTTATATAACCCTTACTTTATGAGGATGGCTGCTGCGCCTCCAACTCAGCGGTCAGATGTTGGGTCCATGCAAGGACTCTACAAATACAATGTTTAACCACATTCGACCTTCTTTACATGAAAGCCGAGTTGAATATGCTGGTGTAAAACCTTTACAGAAATATGGAAAAAGGTTAGATAAATATTTACCTTTACGAATTGCGGGAAAAATCTGGCAAACTTCTGAAACAGAAGAAAAAAAAGATTTAAAACGTAAAAATCTAAGATATGCTTCTTTGAGTGGTCCTGTAGGGTTAGGTTTTGGCGTAGGTGACCGTTACGGCCCCGATGATTCTTTTAATACCAAAGAAAACTTTAACAATATACACGGCCAAGATCACTATACAAATCAATAAACTCTGTAATTCTGTTTTTAGGGTTTATCAAGCGTGGAAAATAAAGTATAAAACCAAAACATTTTGTGTTTAGTAATTTAGGTAGTCCAGGCGCATCTATATAAAGTTCTGGTCTCTTATTTAAGATACATATAGGCATGTCTATGTCTAAACGTTGCGTAACAAGCAACGCAACCTCCGTGGAAGTTAAAAAAACAATAGCTTCGTCAAATTCGTTTTTTCTGTATTTTTTTAAACATTCTTCTAACCAGATTCTTTGAGCAGACTTAACAAACCTTCTTTTTTTAAAAAATACATTTGTATCTGTTGGTTGTTCGCTGCTAAATAAAAAATCTCTAGGCGGATAAAGATATATGTTTTTTGCTTTCCAGGTTTGCTTTAGTCCGTTATGGTCGTGCGTAAAATACTTGTTTGCGCACACCAATTGGTTAGCTGTATCGCTAGAAGCAGGGTCTAACTCTATTTGACCGTCAAAAAAAGAAGTAGTTACACCAATTATTTCTGGAGGTGAAACAAAATCCCTGTCAGCTAACGGCATTTATCAAAGTATCGATGCGTTCATCAAGATCTTCTAAATCTAACCTATGAGCGGATAAACCTGTGTAATTGACCATCACTACAACTGGACTTTTTTTCACATCTTCTTTCTGCACCATGTTTATCAGTTTTTTTAAAAATTCTGCTGTGGAAACATCATATACTTCTTCAGCTAATGAGATATCATTTTGAATCTCTTTAAGAGTCAGGTATTGACTTTGATTTGGCTTACTTGGGTTAAAAAACAGAGCTCCTTCCCCTTTTGCCTCAGCAAACTGTGAGTTAAGGGTCGCAATGTCATTTACCAAGAGCTTCATCGTATTTTTTGCAATACGATTCTTAACTTCGTTGACTCCGAACAAAGAGGCAGCTAGTTTTTTTGCTTTTTCTCCGAGATTAATCATAGTTTTGGAAGGATTTCCAAGCGTCTGCTAGGACTTTAGCAGAGTCATATAGAAAGTTACTGGTATTGTTTTCCGTCGGATCTATTTTACAGTAATGTCTTCCTTCAACTAAGCCAGATTTTCCTTTTGAAGTAATACCTTGATGAATCAGTTTATCTATTGTTACAGGGTTAACACCCATTCGTTCCGCTATAGCTTTTTTGTTGATAAATGCCGTGGTTACATTTCCAGATTTTGTGTTTGACAACACTTGTAGGGATGTGTCGATGCTTCGAAAAATTTCAAGAAGTTCTTTGATTGGTAGTGAAGCCGTTAGTGTTTCTTTAAATCCGTACATGATTTTTTAAAATAAATGGGAGGTCGCTCCAGCACCTGGTACCAGGCACAAGAGATCGATTACTGCTAGGCCGAAAGGGTGAAAAGTCCTAGCGCCTCCACGTTACCGGTTAAAGACCCTTCTTTCAATAACCGGCAGTCATAGTTTACAGCAGTTCCTCTAGTTGCGCGGTAAAATCCTTTGGTTCTTCTATTAAAAGTTTTATTAGTTTTCTGAGTATTTCAGAAGTATTAAGAATCGAAGTATCTTTTTCGTTTAGTAGCAGCCAGTAGCTGTACGCATTCAGCAAGTAGGTGTGCGTTTGTTTGGCTCTTAATGCTTGTGCTTTCCACTTTTCAAACTCAAAAGCCGATCCGTGGCGACTAAGACCATTTTTTAATTCAAGTTCACGTATCTCAATCTGTAAGTCAATGTCTTGAATGGTGTATTGCAAAGCTGATATTTTAGCTTTACACTCCATCGCCGAATTTGGTTCTTGATTGTCAGAGTACAACCAAGAAGGCAAGTTTTCAATGACGTATTTTTCATTCCAGAGGCAAGGCTTAGATTCCGGATAGCTCATCGTATCGAAGTAGGGTTTTGATAAAGTGAAGATAATGGCCGTTTATGGCGTAGAGAGTATGGATTTCAAAGTTCACCTGAATTACAAAATTGCAATTTTTAAGTTCTTTGAGACCTTTAAAAACTCTAGCTTTTGGGAACTCTAAGAATTTAATAAGTTCATTAGCGGACATTACCCGCTGGTAGATTAGCACGTACAACAAGTCTGCGTTTCGGTTAACAAGATCGCTGATCGCTTTATGTTGTTTATGCTGCGCATACTTAAAGAGACTCTGTACTTTATCTCTATGAGTTCTTGAAGTGTTTTGTTTGATATACCTTTTTGTATCCATTTTGCGGTGTCCTCCACCATTTGGGATGTAATTTTAGTAGCAGGGCTGTTAGCGACCTGACAATGTAAAGGGTTTACACAGTGTGGCTCGTCACAAGTAGAAATAATGTTTTCTTTAGAACTTAAATCGACATCGTAATAGCTGCTGTAAATAAACCGGCGCGGTCTCGTAGCCAATCTGGATTCTGGATCCATAAAGCGGGTCAAGTTATTGGGGAGAAATAGGTGCTTTAAGGGTGTTATGGATGGGTTGTTCTGTCGTAACCAGACAGCAACTTTTTGAGCGACCGTACGAGCCGAGTGAAGCTCTTGTAAGCACGTTGGGCAAGCATAGAAGCCCCTTACAGGGTGGATCCGCGACAGATCCGCAAGGGAGAGAGTAAAGGGGTCGCTACGTCTGCATTTGCAGTGCAGCGTGGCTGTTTTGGCCTGCTCAACGACTCTAAATGAGTCTAAATCGTATTCTTTTAAGACTGGCCCTTCTGGCGGGTCTGGCGGAGTGCGGACAATCAGCCCAAAGACGGCAACGTAAGAATCCAGGTAGATCATGCTCACAGTGAGGTATGTGCCTCACCATAGCATAGTGTTTCTGGGTTCGACATAGAATTTAAACTTCTTTTTTACTATTTCGTTCCGAGTCGGAAATTGCTAGGTGATACGTTTATTTAAAGACTTTTTACTTGCGGGTAAAGTCGCATTTAGAAGTAGTCTTACTAATTTAATTTTTAAATATATTTAAAGATTTCATTTAAAGCGCAATTCAAGACTAATTTCCAGTTCCAGCAAGGTTTTTTGATTTTAGTATGACTCAAAATCAACCGTGGCCTGCCAAATATTTGACATATCTTTACATTCCCTGTTAGTATGTAGTTATCCACTTCATTTCTAGAGCAAACCATGGTCGTAGTGCCTTCTGCTGTTTTAGAAAAGCAAGCAGCTCCTGATTTATCTTTTTGGGAAGAGTGCAAACGTCAGGCTGAAATTTTAAATATTCCAGCTTGGATGATTGCTGAAGAAGGTTTTAAACATCCGGTTGACTTATATAGTCTCAAGAAGAGGTAAAATCTTTAGAATACGAAGGTAGTGTCTAAACTAGAGTATTCTCGGGTAAATATACGATGGCGGCGTGTATCCACTACCCTTCCAGAAAGGCCCTTCATGAAGCGAATTTTCGGGGTATAATTGACGTTGTAACAGATATTATTTACACGGTCAGCGGTGTGGGAACTGTAAGTTTTATGATGGACCCCAGCGGTTATGCCGCTAACTTTGACGGGGTCGTTCAAGTCCTAGAAGATTTAAATCTCACAATTTCAGGTATTTCAACTCAAGCTTCGGCTGTAGTTTCCGGCATCGTGGGCGGATCCGGTGTTTATATAACTACTAGTGGTGGATCCTCTCTTATTAATATCGGCGTTGTTGGCGAAGGTAGTACAAACGTCGTTTACAGCGGTAGTCGTGTCAGCGTTTCTGGCTTAGTTACCAGTCCCACAGTCATTTCTGGGTCACCTGGTTCAGGGTATAATCCAGGTGCGCTTTGGTTCGATACCAACGAAGGGCGTCTATTTATTTATGCAAGTGGAACTGGCGTATCTGCCGACGGTTGGTACCAAACCAACTCTGAAGCAATTGCGGTCAAGTCAGAACTACCTCCATCCGGCGCTGGTTTAAATTCGCCTCCAAGGGACGGCACCTTGTGGTTCAACCAGCTACTAGGCAATCTCTTTATCTACGACGCCACAAGTTCTGGTTGGTACGAAACTGGTTCCGTTAGAAATGCCGCTTATGGTGTTGCTGCTCCAGCACCTAGTCAGCAAGGTAATCTTTGGTACGACAGCGGTACAAGTGTTTTAAAAGTCTGGAACGGCACGGCCTGGGTTTAATAGTATTATTTCCTAAACCACTTTTTTATGTCAGCCAAGTCTCCCACTAATAAAATAGAATCCAAGCCTAAGCGGACTAAGCAAGGTAATGGACTTCACTCTAAACCGAACCACGGGCGTAAAAAATCACGTGGTCAAGGTAAAGGCTAAACTTTATTTAGATATGCTTTTAACATGGCGCTTGTAAGTTTTAGGGCTCTAACATCCATAACTGCAGGCCAGCCCGTAACTGTAGGGTCAAGCGGAACTATTTACCCATCTTCTGCTGCAACTTTAAGTAACGCTAAATGCATCGGTGTCGCACTGGATTCTGCGTCTGCACAAGGACTTGTTCGTGTAGACAAAGACAGTATCCAGTATATTTTTTCGGGTCAAACAGCAGGAAATATTCCTTATCTTTCCATAACATCTGGGACTATTCAACCCTCTTATACTGCATTTCAAACAGAACTTAATTCTTCTGCTCTTTCTTCCGCGTATCTTGTCCCTCTTGGCCGAGCTGTTTCTAGTTCTGGTATAAATATTGAAATTGGTCGACCTGTTTTTGTTACCGCACCACTTTAATACTTTACCTCAGTGGTATGATTAAACTAGAAGTACTTATTTAAAGGGCCATGGCCGATAGGTCCATTTTTAATCGTAAATATACGTCGTTTTCTCCTGCCGGAGTCGAAGTTTTTCTGATAAATGGCGCCGGGGTAACAACCTCGCTACCCACAACACAGAATTTCACAGCAGGAGCTAACTTAATTCAAGGTACAGTTGTCTACGTAAGTGGCGCTTTGGTTTTCCCTGCGAGCGCTGTAAGCGGTATAGCCTCCTTTAACTTTGGTGCTATCGGAATTACGGCAGGTGCTGCAGGAGTTACTTCCGGCGTGGCTGTGAACGTAGATGATGTAGCGGTCGTATCTGCAGCAAATATTACTGCTGAATCTACGCTCGTACCCGGTGAGTATTACTTTTTGTCGAAATATACTGGTCAGCTAACTCGTTATGCGACAGCTTCCGGCTCAATTACTGCTTCTGGTACAGATCAATACCAAGCTTTAGTTGCGTTAGGTAAAGCATTTAGCACAACAGAAATTGAAGTTGAGATTTTACCTCCGACTCTTTTAACTTAGCCTCGCTATACTGAATTTAGAATATTAAACTCATGGCTGCTCGTAAACCATTAGTTATTGTCAGCGGGCTTTTTTCCGAATTGCCTGTAGGTGATATTACGGTTGAGCTCGCGGCGGCTCCGAGTGGTCTGATTTATGTAGGTAATAAGTTAGGTATCGATGGTTCCGCTCAAATTAGTGGTAACGCGGGTATTAGTGCAGCAGTAACGGCACAAGCATCTGGTAATGCTGCGCTTGTAAATGCCGCTACAGCTCAAGCCAGCGGAAACGCAGGTATCAGCACTGGTATTACAGCACTAGCGTCAGGTAACGCCGCGTTAGTTGTCGGGACTACTGCTCTAGCCTCTGGTAATGCCGCATTAGTTGTCGGCACTTCGGCGCTTGCTAGTGGTAATGCAGCTCTCACTAATTCGTCGACAGCTCAAGCTAGTGGCAATGCCGCTCTTGCAGATTTAAGCAACAAATACGACAAGACTGGCGGCGTAATCAGTGGCACCGTCATTGTAAATAAACAATCGTTTGGTACGATCAACACCATTACAAGTTCTGGTGTTCTCCTAGTTGATTTTTCGACAGGTAATAACTTTCAAGTTACTTTAGCTTCGAACGCTACCTTTGCCGGTCCGGTTAATGCAAGTGGAGGTCAATCCGGGGCCATCACGATTCGCCAAGATAATACCGGTAGCCGCACACTGGCTTATAGTGGTTCGTGGGCATTCCAAGGTGGAACTGCTCCTACACTAACGACAGCAGCTAGTGGTATAGACGCTTTAGCTTACTACGTTGTGTCTCCTACTCGCGTAATTGCTATCTTGACTGCTGCTTATTCTGGAGGTTCCCAGTGATACCTGGGTCAGCCAGCCCGTTTTTTCTGGGTTCTTCTCTAGCCGCCGCTAGTGCTGGTGGTTTGCAGATAGAGCGTAGTCTCAGATTCAACAGTAGTGACAGTGCCTACTTGTCTCGGACCCCGGCAGTAGCGGGGACAAGAACAACTTGGACGTGGAGCGGGTGGGTGAAGAGAGGTGGACTTGGAGCTGTCTACCAAAACATCCTAAGTGCTGCAAATAGTGTAAACGACAGGTATGAATTTTATTTCACTCCAAGCAATGAACTTAGTGGTGAAATAAGAATTGGAGGTACTGGATATGCAATTTACACGACACCGCTTTATAGAGATCCATCTGCTTGGTATCATCTTGTTGTTGTAATGGACACAACACAGGCGACAGCAGCCGATAGACATAAAATTTATATCAACGGGACGCAGGTAACCAACTTCAGTTCTGCTTCCTATCCACCTCAAAACTCAACACCGCAATTTAATGCCGCTGATCCACATTCAATAGGTCGATACCAAAATGGTGCATCTCAGTATTTTGACGGCTACTTAACCAACATCCACTTCATCGACGGCCAAGCATTAACCCCCAGCAGTTTCACCGAAACCGATGCCACTACTGGGCAACTGATTCCTAAGGCTTACACCGGCAGTTATGGCACCAATGGTTTTTATTTAAGATTTAACGATAACTCCACTACCGCTGCGCTGGGCACTGATAGCAGCGGCAATGGGAATACATGGACAACTAATAACTTATCCGTTACCGCTGGTGCTGGGAATGACAGCCTCGTAGACTCCCCCACTAATGGGTCGCAGTCGGACACTGGCGTGGGTGGTGAGGTGAGGGGGAATTATTGTACGTTGAATCCTTTGGATAATGGGGGCGTTGATCTCAG